GCGACGTGCTGTCGGCGGGCTACAGCGCCAGCGACGTGCTGTCGGCGGGCTACAGCGCCAGCGCCTTGCGGTCGGCGGGCTACAGCGCCAGCGCCTTGCGGTCGGCGGGCTACAGCGCCAGCGCCCTGCGGTCGGCGGGCTACAGCGCCAGCGACGTGCTGTCGGCGGGCTACAGCGCCAGCGACGTGCAAGAACTGTTTGACCGAGTTCCGCTGGTCGAAAATCCCTACACAAAAATCTTGAAGGGCATTCAAGCGAGGGAGCGTATTTTCAAACAGTCAACCTTCGGTCCTGGCCATTACATCCGAGAGGAAAATATCTGCAACACGGCAATGTGTACTGCCGGCCACCTTGTTAACTTGGGCGGCGAGCTCGGTTGGAAACTGCAAAAAGAATTTGGGTTTTCGACCGCTGGAGCGCTTATCCATCAAAAAGCGCACCCAGGTTGGCCATGCCAAGACTTCAGCTCAATCCCTGACGAATGGGCGCTCGCGTACATTGAGGAGGTGGCGGAGCACGAGGCGAACGGTACGATTCCGGTCGGCGCCGTTGCGGTTGAGGAGGCATAGCTATGATCGCTGAAATCGCAAGGTGGGAAGGGGATCGGCCGTGAGCGAACGATTGGAATCTTGGCTTACAAAGCGCTTCGGCCAGCCCGAGCAGATCAACGGCGCAAACCGTTGTCCGACTTATCTATGGCGCTGGTTTATCGCTGATCACCCGAACTGGAAAGTCTATCTGCACAAATTTACCGGCAACGACTGGTCACGCGATCTGCACGACCATCCGAAGCGTTTTATCTCCATTGGGTTGTGGGGCTCATACCTTGAAGAGTCTCCATCGGGGTTCAAGCGTTACCGAGCGCCCTGGATGCGCACCTTCCCCGCCGAACATCGCCACCGACTCACTACGCCCTGGGGGCCGTGCTGGACGCTTGTGATCGTGCTCAAGACCGAGCGCGAGTGGGGCTTTTGGAACGATGGCCGCTTCATCCCATGGGAAAGTTATGTCCGGGGCGCCGACCGCCATGTCGCCGATCAAAACAAGGACTGTGCGTGATGACCGAGCAAGCGGGCGCGCATACGCCGGGACCATGGATTGTTCAGGAAACCGAATACGGACACGAAATTCGGATGGGCGAAGCAATAAAAATCACAAACTTTCACGAGAGTCACTTAGTAATCGAATACAACCATATGTGCGAATTGGGCGATGATTCTGAAGAAAACGCTCAATATTATGAAGCCGAAGCCAACGCCCGCCTAATCGCCAGCGCCCCCGCCATGGCCGAAGAACTGGCTTTACTACGAGAAGAAGTTTCGCATCTCGGAAGTTCTCGAGCTTTGGCGCTTGATCGCCAACTGGAGCTGCAAGCGGAAAATAATACCCTCCGCGCCCAGAAGGCGCAGTTGGTGGAGGCGCTTATAGACAGCAAGGTCGCGATTGAATCCATCCTAGAAATTCCGGGATTATTGGCGTCTCAATACGGCAAATTTAGATTAGTCGCCAATACATTGCACGCCGTCATCCTCGCTGCGGAGGGGAAATAGATGGAAACTCTTTTGCCCTACATCATAGTAGCGGCTTGGCTTTTAGGTATGCCAATCACTCTTTTCGTTTTGACATCAATAAATCAAGAGGAAGACAGTTTTTTAGCGGTCGTATTATGGCCCCTGATGCTTGCAATTTGTTTAATACTGTTGCTGATGCTTGGCCCATTTCACCTAGCCGATCACTTTGGCCGAAAACTACGCGACCGTCGTTTAGCCGAGGACCGGGCCGAGGACCGGGCCGATGGGTGAGCCGCTGAAATCCTGTCCGTTTTGCCAAAGCGACGACATCGACCCAGTAGGCTGGGCGTCCCTGAGCGCAACCGGACCAACTTGCAATGCTTGCGGAGCATCCGCTCAAAGCGTTGCCGATTGGAACATCCGCGCCCCCAATCCCCGCATCGCCAAGCTAGAGGGGCTGTTGAGGGAAGCGCAAGTCAACTTCAAGGCCGGTACTCGCAACGTTGATCTCCTGAACCGCATCGCTGACGCATTGGAAAAGAGCAATGACCATTGAGCCCAAGCTGCTGAGCGCGGAAGACTTTGAGTATTTGAGATATCAGTTAAAATTTGGTCGGTGGTACTATCTGGGTACTAAAGCTGAATTATTGTTTTCCCACATCGCCGCCCTGTATCAACAGATCGCGGCCAAGGATGCGGAGATAGAGCGGCTTATCGACCAACGCGATTCCGCTGAAGAGGCGCTAAGCCAAGCGTATTTTTTGGTCATTGGCAGGTCGCCGGAATGGTCCAACCTCTTCGGCCACGCTGAAGCATTGGAAGAAATAGACGATGCCCAACATACATTCCGCGCCGCCCTCACCCCACAACCAAAGGACCAGAGCCGATGAAATACTATCTTGATTGCGAATTTGACGGTTACGGCGGCCCCCTAATCTCACTGGCATTGATAGGGGAGAATGAATCCTCAATATACCTAGTCGCTATTGATTCCGGCGTTCCCGCTGATCCATGGGTCTACGAGAATGTAATGCCCGTTCTTTACACCAAGGATACAAATGTAGATTCGATACATTCGGGCAGATTCGCCGATAGTATTTCTAAATACCTAAGCGGCGACCCAGACCCAATCATTATTTCTGACTGGCCTGACGACATAGCCTATTTTTGCAAGTTGGCGCTGACCGGGCCAGGAACAATGATTGATGTCCCAAGCCTGAAGTTTGAGGTTCATCGCGTGGATGCCTACCCCACGAAATTAGCGGGCGCCGTCCAGCACAACGCTTGGTGGGATGCTAAGGCTTTGAAGTTCAAGCTTACAAAGGACCAGAGCCATGGATGATCTGCGAGAAAAGCTGGTGATTGATATATTTGAGGCTGACATTAATGCACCCATGCCGTCTCAGCGCGTCATTGATTATCTCCTCGCCGCCGGCTGGACCAAACCGCCCGTAGCTCAACAGGTAGAGCCGGCCGCTCATGACGTTTTGAACGAACTGGCGGTTATTGAAGCGTGGCTTGACGCTAAAGACGCCCCGCAGTTTGGAGACTTAAACGCAGAGCCGACGCCTATTTCTACGCTGGGCCGCATTCAGGCGTTGATAGAACAGTCCACCCAGAAACCGCCATCCGAGCCCGCGCCAGGGTCAGAACTACACGTCAACGAAGCGCTAGAGGTTCTGTTAGCGCCCGATGCAGATTCCTCTCCGACTGACTACGACGACGAATTGACGCCAGAACAAATAGACGCGCTAAAAGCGCTCGCGCCTCAAGACGAGACGTTGATGGGTGATGTCGTTTCCGCGCCCCTCAATATGCTAGTCGATGCGGACTGGCTTTGCAGGAAGGCGGCCGAAGAGGGCGACCTATGCGTCGAAGCTGGTCCAGACATCATGGCTTCGGACCCAGCGCCAGCCGTACAGGAGCAAGAGCTGCTCGCGGGCGGTTGGTTGCCGATTGTGCTCTGCCCGACCGATGGTGAGTGGCGCCTATGCAAACTACCAGACGGCTCCGAAGTCGTTGCGTCGTTCCAAGGTCAAGATTTAGGCCCGATGGTTCGGCAATGGCGCGTTCGAGAGTTCGGCTACCATAACCCCGCACGTCCGACCGGTGAAATTTTCGGCGGGGTTGAGCGCATTGCGCCTGCTTACGACACGGCTGTAATTAAGAACCTACCCGAGGGCGTCTATCCTATATACTTTCGGCCTAACGACACGGTTCATGGCCACCCCGCCCTCCGCGCTCAGGGAGGCGAGTGATGGTTGAAATCACGCGGGATGAGCTTTTAGACCTCCTTTACGGCACATTAGAAGAACGCAAAGCTGGTGGCATTGAGCGACTAGATAAGGTTGCCGACGCCATTCTTGCCCGGCTGGGCGATGGGTGGTTACCCATCAGCGGCGCTCCGAAGACCGGAGAATTGGTCGATCTGTGGGTCGGCGGTTATCGAGTGGCCGATGCGCGATATAGCGCTGCCCGCGATTGCTGGCTGACCCCACACGACACAATCGTCATCGGCGTTCCCACGCATTTTATGTTTCCTCTTTCACCTCCAAAGGAGAGCGCGTGATGGGCGACAACGCCGAACTGATCGAACTGCTGCGATTGCACTCAAAAATGCGGTATGATTCCCACAGAAATTTATGGATATTTTTATCTGAGAAGGACGAATATGTAGAGCGCGCCGCCGACGCCCTCGCCAAGGCGGCAGAGCGGATAGCGGAGCTGGAGCGCGAAAGGGACGGATGGCGCACAGATGCATTGCTCGCGGAATCTCGGGTGGCAGAATGTAATCAGCGCGCCGAAGTTGCAGAGGCCGAACGCGACGCGGCCCTTAAAGAAACCGCGAAGTACGCCCGCGAGGCCGGCGAAGCCAAGGGCAAGCTGGAGATGTCGGAGGCGGCTGGAATAGTTGAGGGCTGGCGGGAGCGCGCCGAAGCCGCCGAAGCTCGCGCTACCGCCTTAGAGGCTAGGGTGAGGGCGCTGGAGGAGGCGCTGACCCCATCCGAATTTACTAAAGCGGCGTATCAAGGACGCTTTGAGTTTTCGGTATTTGAAAAACCATACCTCGTGCCGTGGGTCGTTATTAAGCAGATCATGGCTCATATTTTGAATTTTGCCGCCCTTGCTCAGAGCGGGGAGGGTTAGGCCGTGGGAAACGGAAGCGCCGTCATATCTCCCTGCGGAACCTATCGCTATCGCCTTGAGCGCCACGATTTGGCCGGATCAGGAGCTATTGCTTGGATCATGGTCAACCCGTCCACGGCCAACGACCAGATGGACGACGCCACAATCCGCAAGGTGATTGGCTTTAGCAACCGCCTAGGTGCTGGATGGGCGATTGTCGGCAACAAATTTGCGTTTCGGGCGACCGATGTCCGCGACCTGAAAGCGGCGCGCGACCCCATCGGCCCCGACAACGACGCGCACCTTGCTGAGATCATTGCGTGCGCCCCCACTGTCATTGCAGCCTGGGGGCCGCTCGCCAAACTGCCAAAACCGTTGCGGCGCCGGTGGATCAAGGTCGCGGGTCTTTGCCGCCAAATTGGCCGGCCGCTGATGTGTTTAGGCGTGGCGAACGATGGGCAGCCGCGCCACCCGCTTATGCTCTCATACGATACGCCGATAACAGAATGGAGGGTGCCGGTATGATCCAGTTTAACCCTGAACAGCCCGAGTGGATCACATGGAGCGGCGGCGAACGCCCCGTTAAAGCTTACCAACAGGTCGAAATAAAATGCCGCGACGGCAGCATTAAGACAGGCAGTGCCGAAATGTTTTTTTGGGGTCGTTTGAGCAATCAAAGTAGATACGACATCATCGCCTACCGTGTGGTGACGCCGTACCCCGTGAACAATCTTGATCAAGCTCGATTCATAGAGGTTCACGCTGGCGTCCGCTATTGGGAAGACGGAACGCTTAATGGCGTCCAAGACGATGATGGGAAAATGCCTCTCCGCCAAGGCGAAGATTGGTGCCCGACGATAGAGCTTGAAACGGGCAGAGTGCTCGACTGGCCAACCGGACTTGAAGCGGATGTTCACTACAAGGTTTGCGATGATGGCTTCTACTGGCTTTTGAACGCCAACCGCAAGCGTTTAGCGATGAAGGAAGGCTACGTTCCTCGCTTTTTGGCAGTCGGAACGAATGGCTATGGCGACTACATCATATTCAAGATTGGCGGCGACGGCCTTATCCCTGGCTGGAAACGCCCTGAACTGAATCCCGACGGTTGGTCAGAGGGAGATGCGTAATGGGGGCCGCTAGAGAACTGGAGGCGCTGCCGCCGCGCCTGACCAAAGGCGAGGTGTTGGAACTCGCCCGCTATGGCTCAGCAACGCTCACGAAGCGAATTTCGGAGGGCAAAATGCCCCGGCCGATAGATCGCTGTGGATCAGGCGCACTTTACGACCGCGACGCGGTTCTCAAAGCCCTGGGGATGACGCACGATGAAAATCTTAACGCAGATCCGTGGGCCGTCGATCCCGATGCCATCCGTGAAGCTCGAACTCGGGCGCTACGTCGTCCTAAAGCCGCGAAGGGACGGAACGCATCGGGTTCTGTTTCAGGTTCCCGAAAGGCTCCGGCCGTCCGATTGGTCTCCAGCAATCCCGCTTCCCCGCCAAGGTAAGCGACGGGGCGACTTAACCGACGCGCGCGAGGTCGCCGAAATCCAACGTGACGCCGCTGCACTTTATAAGGAGCTTCAGGAGCGGCGATCTGGAAAACCGACGCAGGAGACTGGGCGCACGCTAAAAGCCCTTGTGCGGGCTTGGCAGAGCGATTGGGGGCACCTTAGCGCCAAGACCCAGAGCAACTACACCACCAGCATCAACGCCATTCTCGCCTGGTCAGAAGCGAACCACCACCCAGACCCGACCAGCATCACCACGGACCGCGTTAAGGCCTTTCTCGCGCTCTATAACGACAAGCCGCAAACGAAGCGCTCAACCTATGACGCGCTGCGCCAGATCATGCAACGGGCCATAGAAAAGAAATGGCGCCAGGACAATCCCTGCGAGGGGATCAAAATCTACGTCCCAAAGTCCATGGCCGGCGTGTGGGAGCAATCCGATATAGACGCTTTCGTCACCGTCGCGCGCGACATGGGGCGTCCCTCAATCGCGCTCATGATTCTGCTTGAATGGGAAATCGGCCAACGGCTCGGCGACGTTAGATCATTTAGGCCTGGCGCCGAATATCTGCCCGCTGAGGGGATGTTTCGGTTTCGCCAACAGAAGACCAATGCCTACGTCACGTTGCCCGTCTCAGACAATCTGAGGGATCTCCTGAACGCATCTGGCGATGGCGCGCTCTTTCTGTTTCGGGATGAGGTGACAGGTAAGGCCTATACCTCAGATCGGCTTAGCCATGTGTTCAGCGAAGTTCGTGATCAGGCCGAAAGGGACGGGGCCAGAAAGGGACTCTTGATGCGGTGGCTGAGACATAGCTGCGTCGTCCAGCTCGCACGCGCTGGCTGCGAAATACCAGAGATCGCCGCGATCACTGGACACAGTTTGCGCTCCGCCACGAACATTCTGGAAAAGTACCTTCCACGCGACAGCCAAGTCGCTCGAAACGCGCAGATCAAGCGGGGACTCATCAAGGCGTGAATGGAACCGTGCACGAACAGAAGTTGGACGGTTCCCGGTAGAAAGTTGGACGGCTTTGGCCACGAAAGCTAAAAAGTCCTTTAGAATCTGGTGGGCGGCGAGGGATTCGAACCCCCGACCCTCTCGGTGTAAATCTGACGTTTAGCATTGAATTTTAAGGGTGTCGTCCAACTGTTCCGGCTATATTCACCCCACTTTTTACAGGGTGTTTGAGGTTGAGTTGGACGGTCTATGCCCCCTGAAAACGCCAAAAGCCCCGCCCAGCCGAAGCCGAGCGGGGCAATGTAAGTGCGATGCTAGAACAATGCGGTTAGAGCGCGGCAGTGAACCCATCAAGAGCGATAGCGATTTGCTGCTCGGTCTTGTTTGAACTCGACGACATCGCCGAAATCGCGAACGTGGCCAAGGCTTGCAAACCTGCGTCTGCGAGCTGCGTATTGCCAGCGCCGATTTCAGAGGTAAGGAAGTTCTGCACGCTGGTCTTGGCGCTGGCGCCAAGTTGGGTCGCCACCACGGCCGGCGACGCGCTGGCAGGATGCGTCAGGTCTTGGGCGACAGCGTTCAGCGCTTCCATGGGAACCGCGACGGAGTTAGGCGTAAGCGCCGCTGCTGCGGGAAGCAGAACGGAAGCCGCGGCGTTGACTGTCATTTCAAGCGGCGTGGTAGGATTGTCGATGATGTTGGTGGAGGCGGACTTGCCTTCGACCATGGAGAGAAACGCATTCTTGGCGTTGGAAAACCAGGACATGGTGATAGCCTTATTTGCCCCGATTGAGGAAACCTCTGCCGGCGGGGGCGACGCCGGGGAAGGTGTTGGGATTGCGAGGGAAGGTTCAGGAGGCCCGAGAGCATCTAGGGCGGTGTGATCCCAAGGCGCGGTTGGAGCGGGCCTTAGCGACGCTTCCTTTCGTGTGGCGCACTGCGCGATGGCTGCGCCCACAAACGCGAGCGCCACCGAACCGCCAAAAGCGAGTTGAATTTCAGCCGGCGTCACGGCGCGGCATCACTGAAAGGTCTACGAATGGATAGGCGCCGTTGCATGTCGAAACAGCATTTTGAAAGTGCAGCCACCAAGCTAAACGGCCATGCGGCTTGTGATCGACCTGCTCATCGCAGCTCCGATAGCACTCACCGATATGGGCTGTTATTTCGGCTTGAACGGCCTTGACCAGGTCGAGCGCGTCTACGGCCTCGTCCGTCCAGGGGATGGCGACCAGATCTAAATCTCGCTCTAAAGAGCCGTGGACCGCTATGGCGTAGCCCAAAGCTCGGGCGACCGGCCGAACGATTTGAACGATGCGCAGCGACAAGTGGCGGACCTCGCCGACCATTTCAGGCGGGGGTCGCCAGCGCCCATCATCAGAGGCCGCCAACGATCGCTCCATTGGTGATGAAGCCATGCCAGTTTCCGCCGCGCGAGCCATCCAAAGAGGGGACGACACTGATATTGTTCCAGTCGGCGAGGGCGAGGTCTGGCGTAACATCCCAATGAGCGTTGGGATCGCACCCCTGAGCGTTCTGTGGCCAATCCCATTCATCTTCCTGCGCATAAACTAGCGCGTCAGAGATTAACTTGGCTTGCGTCTCTTGTGATGGTGTTGGGCGTTGAAAGCACGACTGCCATTCGCTTGGTCTCGTTGGCGATCTAAAGATAAAGCCGACGCGGCGTCCGTCTTTGATCAGCCAGCGGGGGTCAAGATCGGTCAGCCTCATGGCGCGACCCGCACGCCGCTCACGAGCTGTTTAGCCAGCCGCGTGCCGCGGGTCTTGACCTGGCGCTCCCACTTGTCGGGCTTGCCTGGCGTGCCGATCATGTCGACTTCGGCGAGATTCCAATCCCCGGCCTTGCAGGCGTTGAGGAATAGCGGCCATTCGAGAAGGCCGTGGACGCCCAGATTGTAGGCCATGTTGACAAAGACATCCTGGCGGGCGTCGTTCATCTGGCGCCACCAGGGAATCGCGAGGTCGAGCTGATGTTCGATCTGCTGAACTTGAGCGTTCAGGAAATTGGTCGCCTGATCAAGCGTCATCGTGGTGTCAGGCCCGATGCTGGGTCCGGTCTCGCCAAAACCTACGGTCCAGGGCGCGGCGCCCGTGTCGGGATCTGGATAGGCTTCAGACCTGAAACCGCCCTCGTCATGACCGATGTCTTGGGCGACATAAGGAGTCGTCATCATTGATCTCCTGGCTTTTGGTGGGTTTTGCGGGTATAAAAATCGCCCGCGATGGCTCGTCTCGGCGCGCACACTTGGTTCGCGGATTTAAAACCCGAAAGGGCTTCAGAGTTGATCGCCTGAAGGGGCGCCGCGTATCAGGGCTTCCTTGCGAGGTCGGCGCGGCGCCCAAACAGGCGCACGCTAGTGTACGATCGCCGTCCAAACTGCTTGAATGAAATTCATAAACGGCGGTCCCACCGCTTTGACTAGGAGCATAGCTCCGCCGCTTGCGCCCACAATCTGCGCTATCACTACGCCAGGCGGCTGCGATCCGAACCGCTTTACCGGTTGCATCGTCCCATCTTCGGTGGGCTTTATTCCCATGCTTCCGCTTATAGCCTTGAGCGTTGTTTCGATAATTGCCATCCGCTCGCCGGCCGCCTTATCAATTTTGTGGACAAGGCTTTCTGCCGCATCGACCGCCGCTGCTGCGGCTATGCGATCATCTTTAACAGTCTCCGCAAGGGTTTTGACAGTCTCCGCTACGACTTTCATTTCATTTCGCGCCTCATCTACACATCGATGAGTTTCACGAAGAACGGCCATGATATCGGCATTGGATGGGTTTGGATTATCTGGTAATTTTGTGGCGACCATAGACGGCCCCTTACGCTTTACAGTTCGCCGTCTGGCGTCATTCTGAATTAATGACTTGATTTTGACCGATGTCACGGCATCGCCGATTTTGTTTGGGTATTGAATGTCAACAGCCCCGCGCCGATCAAATCGTGGCAAATCCAATCTGGCATTTTGAGAGCGCAGGCAAACACACCGAGCCCAATCAAAACCAAGGCATAAGCATTCTGCGGAATTTGAGACATCTAATGCTCCTATTAAGGCATCTGAAAATGCCGCAGAAAATGCTGCGGGCCGCGCGAATGGGCTAGCGCTTATGAGCGCGCCTTACTTCTTCGGCGCCGATTGCACCTTCGAGACGGCCTCGTTTTCCTGGTCTGTGATGACCTTGATCACCGGGTCGGCTTCGTCGCCAGGGTATTTGGCGTGGACCGCCGCCTTGATGCCTTCCAGGAAGCCGGCCGTAAAGGTCACCGTCAGGGGTGTTTGCGCAGTGATTTGTTGCGCAGATGCTGGCTTGGTTGGCGCAATTGGCGCGTCGGGTTTGGTCGCTGGCGCCGAAGCTGAGGCGGCGGCGGCGGCGGCGGCGGCGGCGGCGAGAAAGTTTATGAACATGGCGGCATTCCTTTTAAGGTCAGGGTTTGTGCATTAAGGCTTGGCGGCTGCGTGCGCAGGTGGCGTCTCGGTTTCGCCATCGTACCAGAGCGCGCAAATGTGCTCTTTGCTGATCGGGGCTACCAGTTCCCAAAAACAGCCCGCGTATTTGCCATGGACGTCGATGACGACGTCGTGTTCCGCGTGGTTTTTGCCGCTGGGGTCTGGCTTTATTATTATCGATCCGAGTGGTGACGAGTTCGAGCGACCGTCTTCTAACATATAGAAATATAACCCAACTTTTAGGTCCGAAGTATGGAAACCGCCGTAATCTACAATCATGGCGTCTTTAGGCTTGGCCACCGCGGGCAGGCCTTCAAACGAGACGGATGGGAATGCCATAAGCGCTATCGTGGGCCGCCCTTTAACCGACGGGGAGGGAAGCGCCACAAGCGCTGCGGCGATAAGAGCGAAGATCACGGGGCGGTTTCCTTTTACGGTGAGGAGGTTGCGTTATGGCTTGACGGCTGAAGGCGGTCGTCAATCGCCTAAGAGTTGGGCTCGGTGAGAGGACCGGCCTCGTTTTGCGCGTGCTGTATCTGTAAAATTAAAGGCGGTTGCCAACCGGCATCAAGGAGGACCTGGGCAATGCTCGCCGCGCGCTTTTCGTCAATATCAATATTTGCATCTAAAATAATGTTTGTAGCTTCTAACACGGCATCCCTTGGCCAGGTTTGCAGCCGCTTTATTTTAGCATAATAAAAGATCAGTTGCTGATACAAACACCAAATCCACACAGCCAATAGCAAAATAAGAATTACAACTCCTACTATGGCAAACTGAGAATCCTTATCCATCTTCGTTTCCTTTCTAGCGAGCGATAAGGCGGCGAAAGAAGCCGAGTACGCCGTTATCGTTGGCGGGTGCGGCAGTCCCTCGTGCAGCACCCGAACTGAGGGCGGCGATTTGGGATTGTTGTCTGCGGCTCAGCGCTTTTAGGGCGGCGATCTGGGCTGCGGTGGCCTGATGGTCATCGTCCAGCTCCTTGATCGCCTCGACCACGCGCCATATCGCCGGCTCGTCGGCAAGCAGCGTGCCATCTGGCCCCACATGCACCATTTCGGGTCGCGAGACCTCAAGCTCCTGAGCGATGGGGCCGTCATAGTAGCGCTGGCCGTTGGACTTGATGGTGTAGTCGTGCAGAACGATGCTGCGGAAATAAGGCAGCGCGGCCGATGGGGGCGCGATATCGGTTTTCCAGATGATGTCTGACGAGCAAGCCACCGTCTCCGAGGACGTGATGGGCGTGTGCAGGCAGGTCGCTACGGCGTTTTGCAGGCTCAGGATCGTGCCTGATAAATCTGAGCCGCCCACGGTCAGCTCGCTGTGCCACATCGTGCCGGTATAGGATGCGGTTAGTCCGCTTGTGGTCGTATCCGGCGAGTAAAAGTGGGTGTGTTGATTGCCTATCAGGAATACCGTCGGGGATGAGGTGTGATCATCAATCGTCGCCACGGCGATACCTGGCTGAGAAGCTGACCCGTTTTGCCCAAAATGCAGCCCGACATTCCAGGACGTATAAGGACCATTGTTTTCCACATTGATGGCCGCTTGGTTAGGATAGGTGCCAGACGTCACGACGCCATCTATCAGCAACCCGCTCGCGGCTTGCATAGGGCAACCCTGGGAGCTTGGCGCGCCTAAATAGGGAACGCCTGGATTACAGACGCTGTTAGCAATATCGAGCTCTAAGGCGTAGCCGCCGTATGAGCCGCTCCCGAACGTCGCGGTTCCAACCAAGCCCCAGCATTCGGGCGCTCCAGAAAAGCAATAGCTAGAAAATTGACCTGCTACTCCTTCATATGTTCCACCTTGTGTATTCGGATTTACATTTAATTGAACAAACATTCCATATTGCTGAGATTGGCCGTTTGCTGTGGTGGAGTAAGCTCCGCAGAAGTTGGCGTATGAACCGTTGCAGGCTTGAGTATTGGTCGAGCCCGTGTAATTGCTCGTGCCCGTGTAATTGCTCGTGCCCGTGTAATTACTTGATCCCGCTACAGATAGATTGCCGCTAAGCTGAAGTGTCGTACCACTAATTGAGCCTGGAAAAACCCAAGCATAATTTCCAGTACCCGCCTTAATAATAGACACAACATTATCACCACTGCCGCCCGAACCATGCCAGTAAATCGTGTCTCCTGTCGTGAGGCCCGAGAAATTTAGTGGGTTTGTTCCATCTGAAAATGACGCGCTTGTACTCGAAACAGGCCCCGTAAACGCCGCCCCAGAAAGGGACGCATATGCCGAAAGGCTGCTTGAAAGTTGTGCTTGCACAAAAGCTGTAGAGGCCGCTTGCGTAGTGTTTGTACCCGTGGCCGCAGTATTTACGGTAGGAGCGCTCGCCAAAGAAAAAACCGTCCCAGTTAAAAGTAAATTCGCACCTGCCGAATAAGAGGTTGTAGTGCCGCCGCCGGTCGCGAGCGGTACGCCGTTGACGGTAGGGGTTTGAGAAAACTGGCACACTCCAGTTGACCTAACACACTGAAAAACAGTAGCTAGATAAGCGCCAGCATCGGTATAGGATATAACACTAAAATCAGACCCGGCGTTTGATCCCGTTTCCGCGTTTCCTTCTGCGAGGAATATGCCCCACCTTTGAACGCCTGCACTTTCAGAAAACAAAACGCGGTTTGATCCAGCAGGTCCATTTACATTAATGCCCCCCGTTGAGGTGTTCGAACCAAGAGTTGCAATTGTCGAATCGAGATAGGGTACTACAAGAGTTTGACCCGATAGGGCGGTATTTATTTGAGAGGATGTGAGCCCAGTGGCCGCCGCGATGCTAAATGCCCCGCCCGACGTCGCGAAGCCGCCCGCGGTGTTGATCGCGTTGCCAGCCGCCGTCAAAACGCCTGTACCCGCGCCGGTGATGCCCGAAAGTGGGGATGCGCTCGCCGTGGCTGCGTTGCCGGTGATGCTGATGCCCCACGTACCGGTGGCATAGCCCCCGGTCGGCGTTGGCGGCGTATACCCAAGTCCTCCGGTGATTTGGCCAGACGATAGAATTAGGCCGGAATAGGCGCCGCTTAACCGCCCCGAGGGCAACGTACCGCTCAGTTGGTTGCTGGAGTTGGTGCCGACGCCGGCCGCGTCGAACGCCGTCGTGGGCTGATAAGCGGCTGTCCCTAGGTTCAGCAAAGATTGAGCGCCGCCTTGGGTTGACGCACCCAGAATGCTAAGGCCGAACGCGCCAGGCGTTACGCCAAGACCAGTGTTGACGACCTGGGTAAGCGTGCATCCCTTGGTCGATCCCGTTACGTTAGGCGTTGAGCAAGGCACGACCTGGCTTGCCGCAGGCGTTCCCTGGCTCGGCAGGTTGCCTACAGCAGTCTGAGCCTGCGCTTCGGACACGACGAAGCACGCCCCCAACGCAGCGCATATCAGTTTGATTTTCATAGGGCTATTCCGTCAGAACGCCGGGAAGCGAGGATGTAGACAGCAGGTTCGCGCCGATCGCGTTCCAGGTAGACGACTCGACCGATGACGTCTCAAGATTGCTGAGATCAACATTCATCTTGCCGGCCAAAGCGCCGGCGCCGCCAATCGAAAGCACCAAGGCCTGAACTTCAGCCAAAAGCGCTTCGGCATCCGATATGCTTGTTACGGCGTTTTGGGCGTCGATATATGAAAGGCCGCTGTAGACCTGAATTTGGATTGAGCTAAGGCCAAGGTCGAAATCAATCTGTTCTTGATCGTCACACTCATTGCCGTAGCCGGACGGGTAGACAATGAACGAACCCGCGACCAGACAGCCCGTCACATCGTCGGCGTTCTCTAAAAGCAGATCGTAGAAAAGCTGATTTGGTAGGCTGCTTGTGGGGTTCGTCGGAAGCGCCGCAACATCAGCCTTGGCGATATAAACTTCGAAATATCCGCTTGCGTCGGTAAATGTGATCGCTGACCCATTTCCAGAAGGCGTCGTCATCACCGTAAGGATCGGGGATGTGCCGGGCGCGGTGTAGACGTTGAACGTGGCCCCGTAGCCCGTGAGCGGAAGGACTATCCCCTGGAAATAGAACTGGTAGACACGCTGAAAGTCAGCATTCCTTCGGGCGCGCAGCGTTGATCCGCACGACATGGCGCCTCCGGGAGTTTTGGGTTATGGAATTGGAAATGAAAAAATCAGCACGCGCGATGATTGGCGGCTTTGTCGCTTTTTGCACTGCGCACGGCGCCGTTGCGCAAACTCAATGCTACCCAAACAATCCGATGATGCCGGCTACCGGCTCTACCTGTTATTCGGCTGGTGGAGGCGGAAAACCGTTTTGGGTGGTTTTGGCGGATCGAGAACGAAAAAAGACAGTTGGACGCTTAATTGCCGATGGAAAATGCGAGGACGCTAGGCAGGTAGCGCTAAAGGCTGGCGATCTCGACTTGGCCGCCCGCGTGATTCAGCTTTGTGTTCCAGCGCCCACCGCTCCAGCGTCAGTTCCGACAAGTCCCAGATGAACAACTGGGGCGAGATACTGTTTGTCGGGGCTGCGCAAGGAACGATCGGCGCCTGCTTGCGGGCTTGGTCAGCGCGTCGGCGCGAGCGCCTGATTCGAGAGGGGCGGATTAAGATAAGCAGCGTTGAGAGCATTAGTGCTCGCAGAGCCAAGCAAGCGGGCCGGTGGGTTCGTAAATTTCTCCAACGGCGCGCCAAGCGCCGCCTCCAGCGCTTTCCGTGCGGCCGCAGATTTGACGAGCGACTTCCTTAGGGCGTCCTGGACTGGCTTCGTATAGAGCAGCCCAAGCCCCGCAGCGGGCGCCGCTAGCGCCATGCCGGCGTGAGGGCCGCCAAGAACGTCCGAGCCAATAACGCCAGCCCCCACGCCGCCCTCAATTGCCGCCTGCATGGGGCTGATGACGTCCTTGTAGCGCCGTGGAAGAATTTCCTTACCCGCCTCGGCGAGCGCTTGAAGCGGATTTGCGGCCGCGGCGCGTTGGCTGTTCGTTGCGCCGGCATTAATCCCCGCCTGAAGTTGCTGGGGCGTGAAATAGCCGTTGGGCGTCGTCATGTTTTGCGTGGAGTTTTTGACGGCGCCTTCGTATGCCTTGAAACGAGGATAGGCGGCATCGGCGGCAGCGAGCTGAGCTTGTGCTTCTGGGCTCGTGCGACCGAGGGCGCTCGTGAGGGCGTTGCGCGTGGACTTCAAAGCGTCCGCGTAGTCGCCTTCGAAAAGCGTTGGGTTTTTGACCTTGGCGATTTCCTTGTTAAGGGCCGCCTTGGCGTCCTTGATGCCTTCGGACGTAAATCCCCCAACCGTTGGATCGACGCGACCTGTCACCTCACGACTCACAACGCGACTGAAACGATTTTGGAGATCGACTGGCAGTCCGTTTACGTCATGATGAACCGACATCATGTCGGCGGCATATTGGCCGTCCAGAGGAACGGCCGCGCCCTTGCCTACCGCGTCATAGGCATCACCGATGGCCTGTTTTGCGTTCTGGTAGAGTTCGTGACCAGACGTTCCCGGCGCCACTTTCGCACCGATAGGCGCAAGGGCCTCATTCGCTACGGCCGAATTAAAGCCCGTCAACGCTTCATTTCCACGCTTGCGGATCAATTCGCCAGCTACGGGAACGTTTTGGCCAAGTTGCTCAATGCGGCCTAGCAGGCCTTTACTGCCGGCGATCATCCCCGTTGTAAGCGGAACGCCTCGATCCAAAAGGGACTGCGCGGCAGCGCTGATTCTCGGCGCAACCGTGTTGATGACGCCCGACGTAAGCATGTCAGCGGCATTGCCGCCGATGCCACCCAACGCCGCTCCCGCCGCAACACCAGGAAGCGATTGATCGTCGGACGTCAGTGCGCCGGCCGCAGCGCCTTGAATAAGCGCGCCGCCAGGCAGCATCAACGTGGGGAGCGTACCGATGACGTCGCCAGCCATTTGGCCCGCAATTCCTGGCGTAATGCCCTGCGCTGCCTTGGACTTGAGGTATTGAAGATCCTGGTTTCGAACGTCTTGCGCAGACTGAAACCCAAGGGCGTGCTCGGTATTTGAAACTGGAACGCCCAACTTATCTAATCCGCTCTCAACCCATGCCGCAGCGTTGTCGAGGGGCCGCTTTATTCCCCATTGGAGACCCAGAAGATCATCCTTCTGAGGCGCGCCCTGAGATTGGCCCTGCGGCGCATAGTCGGCCCACGGAGGCGTATTGTCCTGTGGCGCGCCTGCGGGAACGCCAGAGCTGGGTTGGGCTGGCGCGGGCGCTTGGTATGGGTGCGCCTTGTCATATTCCGCAAGCGCATCGGGATTTGAAGAGGCGCCTATCGTAACCTCAGTAGCTCCCGTTGCGGGATCGACTGAAGTCGCGCCGTTAGGATTACCAACTAGCGAAAGCGAGCCGTCCGGGCGTCGATAAGCGATCGTTCCGTCCGAAGCGACGACCTTTTGCGCGCCTTGATAGGTATCTGGCGCGCCATCAGCCGGTGTTGGTGACGGCGCAGACTGTGGCGCCGCGCCGACTTGTTGGCCTGTGGGTTGTTGGGGCGCATAATCGTCCCAAGGTCCGCTCATTGAGCCTTCACCCAGCTTTGCGGCTTAGACGGATCGCCGCCCAAGAACCTATAACCCTTGACCACGTCGCCTTGATCGGGAAGCGCCTTTCCAACGGACATACTGAAGCGTTTCGGCTTGTCGGAAAGCGGAGCCGTCGCCAAATCGGGGTCAAGGCCATTACGCTGGGCAACCGCTGCGTATCGCTGGTTTAGAGCGTTCGCTTCCTGCCAATGAGACGCCGCGAACGGCTGGGCGGCATCAAGGATTTGCTGAACGATCTTGGGCGGTACATCTCCATCGCCCTTGAGGTTCATGAAGTAGGCCTTGATGTTTTCGGGAACGCCTTGGGAATTTTTGATCGCTTCGATCGTCCCGGCCCGAGCGACGGCGCCTGGATTGATCGTGCGGGCGAACGTGTCGCGCAAAGCGTAAGCTCGCATACCGCCTTGCGGCTGTTGAGCGAGGTTGATCATAGCGCTATAGGCCGCGTTTGATTCCTGCGCTTCCGTGTAGCTTTTATCGTCCCGAACGCTCTTGCCCATGGACAGGGCGTCCGAAGGCGTCATCCCCGTGCCGTCGATGTGTGTGGGTTTGCCATCTGGCGCGATCACGTACTGACCTGGTAGCGGCTTGCCATCCGAGCCCATTACAGTTTGCGGCGCGCTATACCCGCGGCCTTGTACCAAGGGCGTGATTGTAGGGGCGCCAGAACCGCCCTGAGGCGCGACGGCGCCCGGTTGAGCGCCTGATGCGCCACCAACGCCCCGCATGGTCCCTTCGCCCGCTATGATGCCCTGCAGCACCTTTTGGCGAACGGCGGGATTGGTTAGGTCTACAGGCTGATCAGGAGCAACGCCGGCCGCGCTCGCGATTCCCGCCGCATAGGAAGGCGGCGCGTTCGGCGCCCAGCGCTGGGCGATGGCCTGAGGTGTGTTGACGCCCTGCTTGGCGTAGGACTGAAGGTTCAGATCAGCCGCACGAATGCCGCTTTGGACGCTGTCGAATTTAAGGTAGCCGTTCGGATCGACGCCGGCTGTTCCGTTGAACTGCGGCCCCGATGGCGGCTTCAGGTTGGTCGGGTTGAGGTTGCGGTCGCCCCGCGTCGTCCCAAGGGGCGGCGTTGCGTTTTGGCCGGGAATGGGTGCGAGGCCCATTTGGCCAGGAACGCCTACCGGCGACATTCCGCCGGCGCCAGCGCCAGCGCCGTTGTAAGCGTCCAGGCTTTCGCCGGGAGCGACCTTTTGCGGAACCGGCACAAACCCCGCCACGCCTGTACGGGAACTGACGACTGCGCCCGTCGTCGGATCGACCTTCACGTCTCCGCCAACGCCAGCCGAAGCCATCATGCCTGTGGGGCCGCCTGGGGCCACAAAGCGACCGCTGGACGTATCAAAAAGCGGATTGTAGTCCGCAGGACCGCCCCCCTGGCCTTGGCCGCGCTCCTCACCCTGCTTTAGGGTGTAGGGCAGCATCCTTTGGCCGGTCGCCTCCTCAATCTTCGACACGTATCCAACCGGATCGGCCATGGCGACAGCGCGTTGCTGCGGATCAGTGACTGTTTGATCGACGTAGGACGCCGCGCGCTGGAATTGGGCGCGCTGTAAGGCGACGCTGTAGGCCTGAAGCTGGCGCGCGTATTGATCGTCAGCCTGAGCCCGAAAGCGGCCATGCGTAAAAAACGTGTCTAGCCCCGCAGCCGCGCCCGTGGGGCCGCTCCACTGGGGCACTGGAGGCAATCCCATAGGCTGCGCGCCATTGTTGATCGGCGCACCGGCCTGCGGCGAAACCAGCTGCGGTTGCGCTTGGTTTGCCATGGGAGGCGCGCTCGCCATTGCAGGCGCAAGCGGCGCGGCGTTGGCGGGCGCCGCTGGTGCGCCTTGAGGATTGCCCGACCAAAAAGCGGCCTGCTGAGCGCTGGGCAAATTCGCATAGGCGCCGGCGTCGGCGTTCGCATCAAAAGGCGCGGCGCTCGGCGAATTCGGCGACGGCGATGGCGGAGCGCCGTTTTGGGGGGCGCCGCTTTGAAATCCCGCGATCATTGCGTCCAGGACGGGAGAGCCCGTTCCTTTGGCGATATCAGGAAAGGCGCCAGCCGATCCGTTCAAACCAAACCATCCAGTCGGCGAATAGCCGCCCGAGGGCGCGACATCTGTCATGGCGACCCCTAGTCGAAAAACGGACTAAAATTGGCGTTGTAGCTCGACGAACTTCCGCTTCCGCTGCTTGTGCCTTGGCTCTGATTGGCGGTGCCGAGCCCAAGAGTTTGGTTTAGCAGCGCTTGAATGGCCAATGGATATTGGTTTTCTGCCGTATTTTCAGTCTGCGCTGTCGAAGATGCCTGATTATAATCTTGGTTTTCAAGTTGAGACAGCGTTTGTGCAGCCGTTTGGCTATAAAGCTGGTTTGTTAAAGCGTTTTGAACGCCCAGGCGGTTTGAATTATAGTCGCCTGACGCGCCGGCAGCCAGTCCATTCTGGCTCGTCTGCTGCTGATTTTGGTTCTGAAGCGCCGCCATTGTGCTGTTGACGACATCGGACTGATATGGGTTTTCGTAGGTAGAAATCTGCCCAGCCGTTAGGGGGCTGTAGGTCGAAGATCCGATGCCGGATTGCGCATTGGAATAATTTCCCAGCACGTCCGAGAGCACCTGCGGATTGATCGCGGACGTCTCCTGCGATTGCTGTTGGGAATTGGACGAAGAGCCGCCGCCACTCATGCCGAAAACTCCTTCATGCAGACATTCCAAAGCGGCTCATAGCCAATTGATCGACATACCCGACCCCAACCTGGGCGACCGGCGAAAGTCGCTCTTGTACACCCAGCCGCGCGTCCATATGCCTCCCCCACGGGAAGCATTTTGTGAACGAGTTCGTCCAACTCGCCGCCGACAAGCCAGATATGAAACTCTTTGAACTGTGGATACGTCCTGATTTCAGTAACGGCCGCAGATCGCTCGCCAGGCCAGAACCAAGCCTTGTTGGCGATAACGGCCGCCTTGACGTCGTCGATGCTATGCGTTCCCCTTGCATAAACCAGTGCGGATTCTATCCAAGGCGAACACCGCGCCCACTCAGTCTCAAATCGATCTGTCACGAACTGAAATCCCGCAATCCCATATGGGCTAAAGCATACCTTTGGCCCACCGAACGCTCGGGCAAAAACATAAGCGTTTGACCATCTGTATATACCGCCACGGTCATTCCCGTTTTAAGGGTGAGTGTCGCGTGATTTCCGGTGATTTCTATAGCAATTCCCGCTTCTTGAAGTTTGGGGTCGTGAACCGAAAGGTTCATGTCTAGGCTGCCGTGACAGTCAGCGCGCCAGCCGTCGAAACCCCAACGATGTAGCGCTTGCCCGTTGAGTCGTAGAGGTAAAGCGCGGCGCCCTTCATATCCACGTTCTGCCCGGTCTTTCGGTTAAACCGATCGGCCTGGAGAAGCTGGGCGCGGGTGCGGGTTTCGTTGGCTTGATCATAGGTCGCTGGAGCGGCGGGAAGCTGAAGGCTCATCGCTTACTCCCTGGCGCGGTGATCAACCGATAGGTTCCAAACCGAAAATCCTCATTCGACGTCGTGGAGACTTCGATCTGGGCTTGGCGGGCGTTGAAAAGGAAGTCCGTCTTGGGCGCCAGCGTGTAGGGTCCAAAGGGCGTTGCTTCGGCGCTCGGATACATCTGAGCCGAAAACGACACGTTCAAATCCCCCAATGGGATGTTGTCGGGGATCAGGCCCTTGACGCAGGCGACATTATCGCCGTTTCCGATTTCCACCGGTCCTGACGTCGCGAAGGGAAATTGCTCGTCCCATAAAAACCCCGTTTCGTGTTCGTAGATAACGCCGTTTTCCCCCACCATAATGGGATAGTTCAGGACGCCTCGATCAAACCCCGAAACCCTTGGCAAGCTGCCAAAGCCCCAGATGTTTTGCTGGTAGTCATAATAGACGTAGCTATCAATTTCCGTTCCAGCATTGGACTGATACAGCCACCAAATCTCATTGAAGAGCGAATTGCTGAAAGCGGAAACCTTGGATTTTTGGTCAAGGTTGATGTTTGAGAACACGTAATCGGCGACTTCGCAGTCAAGCGGCTCGACGATGGCGCCATTGTAGCTATAAAAGCTATTTTCGCCCATCCAGATCGCTCGCGCGCCCAAAGTGACGGCCGCGAGACGCGAGATAATTCCGCACGCATCTCCGACCTTCGTGAACGCGTAAATGAGCTGGTTTTGCGAGTTGATCGCGATCCAGAGGTCGGCGTCCGTCCAAAGAAGCGTGCCCCCCAGAATGTTCTTGCCGCACATCAGCCGACCACTTGTGCTGAGCTCATTCGAGCCGGCCGTGTTCGTGTTGGATGCTGTCCACTGCGTATTGTCGGCCTGGTCGCACCACGCGACTTGGCGAGGGTCGCCATTCGCCCCAAGGGCCATGATGATGTGATCTGCCGTGACGACTAACGAATAGCAGGTCGGCGCATTGGTGATTTTTGCGGCTGGAGTCGCGATATTAAGCTGCCACTCATAGATATAATTGTCGGTCGAGGCCACGCCGATCAGATACGGGCCAAAGGTGTCGAGCGCCCAGGTGGTGCAGTCTTGGAGTTCATTGTCCGCAGGCGGGCTTTCGCCATAGAGACCAGCGCCGTAAAAACCGTATCCATAACCGGCTGACAGGGCGGCATTTTGCTGTCCGACCGTATAGCCAAACGGCGTGATTGTGGATGAGACGCCGCTTCGAGCTTGAACGTAAAGGCCCTGCTCGCTTCCGACCGCGACCCAAATATTATTGGCGTTGTCGCGCCAGACAATAATGCAGCGGCCCATGCCTGAAATACCGGCAGGCCCACGAGGCGTCCACCCACCCACGGGCCGCATGTCGCCATCGCGCCAACGAACCAAGCTCGTCAGATACCAGCGTCCCTTTGAACTGTACGGAGTTCCTACATTCTTGACGCCAGGCGGAATGGCCAACGGAATAAAGCTTGATCCCATCAGCCACCTGCGTAGGTGAGGGTGATATCAACTTGGACTGCGACAGATGAGCCGGTGATTACGTCCGAAACTAGAACTTGATACACTGCCGTCACTTCGTTTATGGAAGGTGAAACAACGTGCTCTGCCGTCAGAGTAGCCGTGCTGGTTCCCGATACGGTCAGCGCCGTTCCGCTTACAAATGACCACGCATAAGTATAAGACCCGGAGCCGCCCGAAACGATGGCGGTCGGATAAACGTAAACAACGGCCGGCCTGCTAGCAGAAGCAAACGCTGGATTGGGCGAAACGGTCACGCTGAGCGCGCTGTAGGCGAGCTTCCAAACGCCGCCCACGCCGGTCCATATGTTTTGGACAGCCTTCCAGGCGCCACCAACGCCTACAAATGCGCTTTGGACGCCCTTCCACGCCCCGCCTACGCCAACTGAAAGGCCCATCGGTCAGACGTGCTCTATCCAGAGATCACCGTCATTCGGCGTGCCCGATGGGGCCGAGGCACTTATTGTGACCGCGCCGCCTTGGTTGGCCGATCCCGACGAAAAGGAAGAATGGAGCAGAAATCCGTACGGCGTCGTTCCGACCTCGGCCAACAAGGCCGACCCAGCCGTATTGGCGCCGATTTGCACGCCGGTCGTCGCCATGCCCGCGCCGCCGCCCTGTTGGACTGCGGTATAGCTCGGAACGCTCTGCGCCACCTCTTTCAAGTCGGCGTCGATGGCGATGATTGTTGTGTTGAGCGTGCTGCCCCAGACTGCGGAATCTCCGCCCACGGTAGGGTAAGCCCAACCGTAATTTGTTGTGACGGAGTCGGCCATGCGAGATGATCCTTAGTATGGACTGCCGGCAGATCGACGCCAGCCGTTGCCCCAAGTGCCGTCCGAAATTCCCGACTGGGTTTGAAGACTATCCTCGATCATACCCATTTCTTCGGCCGAAATGGCCTTCAGGATGGTCGAGAAAATGTCGCCCCACACCTCTATCCGCTCGTCGTCCTGGAGCTGAGGCGCGGACTGAAGAGCCGCGCCATAAAGATAGGCGTCGGGATGGCGGTCAAGAAGCCAGTTGGTCGGATTGTAGGTGGAGAGAGACGGAATGGTCTGACGAACCGTCAGGGTGGCGGGAACGGGTTGAGCGGGTCTGGGGTGAAACAGAAACTCATTGCCGACGATCGAATAATATCGAACGCCCGTTCCATTACCGCCATATTCCGTGGCCTCATAACCATGGGCGTGTTTTTCGGCGATGCCTTCGGGTGAAAGGTACTGAAGCTTTCCCCAGCGCGTGCGGAAGCTCAGAACGGACCTAAACTCACAGGGCAACGGCATTGTTTCGCCCGAAATCATCACCTGTTTGCGACAGACTTGATGACGGGTTCGCAGTTCCCGGTTCATCTGCGCTTCGGCGAGCGCGATATAGCCAGGAATTGAAGCGGACAAATCCGTGCGCACAAGCAGCGTTGCGATGGCCGCTTGCAGGGTCGTGTAGGTGTAAAGACCCATTATCGCACCACGCCGTTGGAAATGCCGAGGCGACCGGGGGCCGTCCTAAGCCACCGGTAGTCGATATCGTTCAGCTTCCTCATCAGCTTGTCGGCGTTAGCGGGTTCGAAACACCACCATCCCTCTTCCTTCAGCCATTTTAGAGCCACGATGTTGGGAATCGACCCGACGCGGCGCATTTCCCTAGACGGAGAGTAGCCGTTGTTGTGGTTCGCCATGGCCCGGTTTTTGTCCAGGATGACGTCAACACGCTGTTCCGAGCTGATCGTGTAGGTGCCGTCTCCGTTGCCGACCCAATAGTGGTCTATCCCACCCGAAGAGCGGTAAAGGAGACGACGGGTCATTATTCCTGAATCTCCGCGAAACCCTTGTCTTCAAGGGCTAGCGCCACGTTGCGCGGAAGCGAGACGACGGTGTCCTTCGGATAGGTCGGAAACCAGTGCTTGTCCTTCGGGTCGCCGAACTCATCATCCATTTCCGGACGGCGATGCGCAGGCGTGTGGCCGGTGAACACCTTGTGGTGGCCCATCTTGGTGATGCGGACCTCGACAGCATCAACCGGAATGGTCGCTTGACCAACCGCGCGCGGCGGCCGGCCGGGGCCGCGCTTCACGGGCTCGGGGGCGGTTTCGGACATGGGATTTCCTTCAGTTTAGCCGCTGTGCCGTTGGACCGGGCGGCGGTTGGTGGTAAAATCTGCGGATGTTTCGCCTCACACCCTACTTCGGCGCCGTTATACGGATCGGACGTTGGCGCATCGACGTCAGGCGATGGATTGGGAGGATGATGCGATGAGCAATCGTGATCTAGTTAGCGAAATGATTGACCGAGTAGCTAAGGCGATGTGGAACGCCGAAGACGTTGCATTTGGTTGGGCCGAAAACGAACGCACCATTCCTTGGGAAGACGCTGTTGAGCGTGGCCTCTACGGCGTGGGAGCATTTAGAATATTTGCTCGCGCTGCCGTAGAAGAAATGCTTGAACTAACAAAAAAACTACCGCCAAGCCACATGTTAAGAAGCTATTACGACGCGGAAACCGGGACGATACAAACCGAAGTTGTTGCGCCCAACGACTATTTGCTGATCACGGAAGAAACGGGGTCGGTCGCATAATGTTAGATAATCTTTATACTGCTAAACGCGCCGGTTATCATATGCGACGGCACCAACACTATGGCGCGCTACATAATAAAAGGTGCCAAATAGGCTTGGGCCTTACAACGTTAACGCAAAAATTTGCTGAATTGCACGTTCATCACGGAAGATTGGCCGATAAATACGCGCAAGAAAGGGCCGATAAAGAAGCGGGGGCGACAGTCCAAGCCGCCCCCATCCCTTAATCCTACTGGAGATCGCGAAGGAAAACGCTCGCGGCCTCGTTACGAGAGACCAGCGTCTTTTCCGCCGTGATCAGGAACTTGTCCGCATCGCCGGTCTTCGCCAGCGGAACGGCTTCCTGTCCACGAAGGGTCGCGACAGCCCACATTTCCGGGTCGATGATGATGCAGTCCCGCGCGAAGCTGTACTGGTGCGGAATGAGCATCAGCATCCCGAAGTCCGACAGATACGCGTCGGCGGCGCCGTAGATGGTGGCCATCTTGCCGCCAGCCGCTTCGGTTCGAATTTCGGCGATCCCGGTAAACGAACTGAACTCCTGCTTTAGCGAGCCGCCCATGTAGGCTTGGGAGGGCTTGCCGCCGGCCGCGAATACCGACGCCATGCCGGCCTTGACGATTGATTCCGAGAACGACCGCTGCGTGCCGTTCGTCGCAGCCGTAACGGTTGAGCCATTCCAGCCGCCGTTGGAACCACCGGTTCCGACCGAGGTGTTGGTCTGCCCCCAAGCGAGACAGCCCGCCATGCGACGAGGGATGGTGCCTGCGGTTTCCGCGTTGGACCCGTAGTTGACGGTGCAGGCCGCTTCGATGTCCCGCTTGTTTTCGATGCCGCGAAGCACCTTTTGGCGGTCCATTTCGTCGTCGCGGCCGGCCGAGATGACAGCATCGTCAGTGCCCGAAACAAGCGCCGTCTTGGTGAAAATCTGGCAGATGTTCTCAAGACGAGTCGGGACGTTGGGCGCTTGGAAAGTGGAAATGTCGCCGCCTTCATAAGCCGCGTTTGCAGCACTGGGAGCGGCGAGAGTTTCCGTCTGCCAATCATGCTTAACATTCGTGGCAGTAGCAGTCCCGATGTTACTCGTAAATGGCGTTTCTTCCGGAGCTACCCGATAGATAATATCTTCCAAGTCTTCGCGAATACCGACTTGGTTTAGAGTGGTAGAGGTGTTTGCAATTGCAGCGTTAGCCACGTTGAGCGATCCTTTGAGCTTTGAGCGCTGCCATGGCGTCGTTGCGGGAGCCGGTCTTTGAGAGACGCTCCATCGCCTGCGCTGGCGCTGGTTTTGTGGGTGTGGGGTTCGCGCCGCCCGGCTTCACGGCAGGTTTGGCCGGCGTGGGCGCAGGTTTGGGCGCTTTCGCAGCCGCTCGAGCTCTCGCTTCGTCGAAAAGCATGGCCTTGTACGCGAGGGAGATTTCGCGGGCGCCGGCGTTGGCGATCTGGTCAGGGGTAATGGCTTGGGCGAGCATGTAATCGCCTAGCCGCTTCAAACGTGCTGGACCTTCTTTGGCGTCCGCCAGATCGGGAACCAGATTGCGCAGAAGTTGACCTTGCTCAGTCGCGCGCTGCTGACGCGCGGTCTTTTCGGCCTCGACACGCTGACTTTCGGCCTTCTCAGACGCTTCCTTCCTGGCAGCTTGGAGCTGCTGAAGTTGCATCTGTTCGGCGTCGTGAATCGCGCGATATTTGACGTACTCGTCGGGCTGAACCGTCGCTAGTTCAACCCAATTCACCTTGCTCCATCGATCCGCGAAAACCTCTTCGGCTTTGGGAACGATTGCGTTCAGCTTCTCAACGAATTGAGTAGCCTCAGCCGCCTTGGCTTCGGCCTGCTTGGTCGCGTTTTCAGCGACCTTACGAGCTTCAGCCGCCTCCTGTTGCGCCTTGTTGATGACGCGCTCGCCGTTTTTCCACTGGTCAACCGCAACGCGCTGAAGTTCAGGGGATAACTGCGCAAACGCCTCCTTCTGCGAGGCGTCCCAATAGTGCGGTGGATCGACTGCCGGCGATACCGGTTCGATGGTCGCGGCGACCTCACCTGGAGTTTCCTCTGTGAGGTCGAGTTCAGCCGTGGGATCGGCCTGAATGGGGGTTTCCTGCGGCTCCGGCGCGCTCTGGGCGGCTTCGACGGGCGCAGGGGGTGGATTGGGCTCGGCGGCGGCCGGCGCGCCGTGGGAAAGCAGCTTTGCGGCGTCAGTGATCGACAGCCGTTCGCCGGCCATATCCGATGCGGACATAGATTCTACCTTAGTGATAGGCCGCTGTGCCAGGATGGACCGGGCGGCGTGACTAGATGGTTCGGGCAAACCGCTTGCCAAAGCGGAATATCGGCCAAAGCCTTGGGCGTTTAGGCGCGCCACCCGAATAGCTTAAGCGAGATTTTCCTCGAAGATGAGCCGATTTTGCAAAATTGTCAGAGCGCCGAGAACGATGTGGACGCCGCCTAGGTGGCCGTGCCATCCAGTTCCGCAACCCGTGTATTGACCTACGCCCGATGTCGCGACGCTCACATAAGCCAAGCCTTGAATTTTGCCCGCTTCAGCCATTTCCAAGAGCGCTTTCAGCCCCTGAACGAGGTCGTCATCAACCTCAAGCGTCGGCGCCGTAACTGTAGAAAGCTTGACAATTTTAGCCGTCATTTTGGCGTTACGCGCTCAAAGTGATCCTTCACAATAGCGGCCATTTCGCCAGCCTTGATGGCGCGACAGATTTCCGCCTCTAAGGCGTTGATGGTGGCGACGGTGCGATACAGATCCTCGCGCAAAGCGGCGTCGCCGACCGCACTCGCGAAAAGCTTCGACGTAGCGCTCTCACGAAGCCGAGCAAAGATAGGTTCCATGTATTCCATGGCGGCGCGTGCGCGCTGGCCGTCCGCCATGGCCTTGGCTTCGGCATTTGTGGTCACAGCCGCTCGCTTACAACTGGACCACCACACCAAATGCTTATTTTGATCGCCGCTTCTACAGCCTCAACAGCAAAAGCGCCCATTGCCATCGCGCCTAAAGCGATTTCTGAACCGGCCGCATATGCGTAGAACGGTGCCTCATGCTCAGGCTGCCAACCGCCGTTTTCATAAATCGTTATTCCAGATTGGGCGAAAACAATGATTGATCCGTCGTCAGGCTGCTTTTCCTGCCTGCGCTCGCTGTACCATTTCATTAATGGGTAAGACTCGCTCGCCCGTCCCATTATCGCCACAACTTCATCGCCGTGCCGAAAGAGCTTTTTGCAAATTCCCGTGCGATAGCCGTTTTCGTTGCACGACATGGAATCGGCAGCAACAACGCCGTCACGAAAGGCAATGATTGTCATTGGGGCGCCGACTTTTGTTCTGCCACCTTTTTATCAGCCATCACGTCCTCGTGGAGCGATCTGGCGTGATCCAAAGCCGTCTTGGTCATGTCATGGTGACGATCAGCATCTGCCATGGCCTGAGCGTCGGATGATTCTGACGCCTGGACCTGAAGCTGGGTCGCGGCATTCATAGCTGCGATACCGTACTTCGCTCGCATCTCCATGATTGCCAACTCTCGCTCCTGTTGAAGTTTGGCGAGGGCCAATTCTTTTTCCTGCTGAAGCTTCAGCGCGTCCAAACTCAGGCGCCCCTGGTCGATCTGCTGCGTCGCTTGGAGTTTGGCAGATTCACGCTCGTGAGCGGCCTGAAGCGCCATCTTCTCCCGCGCATCCTTCATCTGCTCGACTTGGCCATTCTGTTGCAACTTGGCCTGATCAGCTTGTGACTGCGCTTGAACCTTCAGCATATCAGGGTTTGGAGCCGGCGGCTTAGGAGGCGTCGTCGCGGGATCGGTGAAATACTGCTCTGGAGATTTGAGGCCAGACGCCTTGGAAGCATCCACGATGGCCCTGTAAGCGTTCTCAGGCGTAACCAGCCCGGAGCAGGGCAGTTCCTTCGCGATCTCACCCTGGAGTTCAATCACCTTCGTAAGAGATGCGAACTTCTGCTGAGCGCCGCCCGCACCGACGCCGATCTCAATCGTCATGTCTGTCCGTTCGGCCCATTGGGTCGGATCGACTTCGACGAACTTTCCGCTTAGGCGCGTGATTTGCTTTTGCGAGGCGTGCTTTCGGATGAGGGCATGAACGCCTAAGAACATGTCCTTCACGCCGGTCTCGGCGAAAATGCGGGCGATCATCCTGACCCGTCGTTGGGCCATGTTCATGAGCGCCATGGCGCCGGCTGCCGTGTCGTGCAGCGTGTCAGGGTTGAGGCCCTGCGAGTTGCGCACGACGCCAGTGCGACTTTCCGCGACGGTCGAAAAATACTCAAGCGCCTCAAGATATGGGGCTGGTTGCCCACCCGTTTGAAGAGCTGTTACGGCGTTAGGCCCGTTCCCGCGAACGGGTACGCCAGGCCGATTATCCAGTAAATCCGAAATCGTGAATGTATCTGCCGCCTGCATATCCACGTAATGGCGCTGATTAAGGCTGAAGTAGATATAGTCAAGCTGTCCCCGCATCAGTGCCGTCTTGATGCGTTGGATTTCCATGACTTTGTCGGCGATGGATTCGCCATAAAACCGGTGCGTAACCACAAACGGCGTGATGGCCGCAAAAGGTATCTGATCAACCTCTTCCTTGTCGATCAGAATGGACTCGTTTCCACCCGTGAACACGCGCCAAATCTTGATGCGCTTTTCCTTGTCGTCGTAAATTCGAACAAAGTGTTCGACCACCTCCACGGCACGCATGTCGCGGTTTGGGCCGTCTGACCCAATGGGGAAATAGTGCTCACCCGCCGTGTCGCGCGCGAGTTGAACCTGTTCGTTTCGCGCCAAGCCATAAGGGGGAAGGCGATCAACGATTGCTGGGTCGTGGCCATCTTCCTTAAGCTTTTGAGCCCGCGGCCGGGAGCGGAAAGCGCAATAGGTGGTGTCCGCCAGCGTTACGCAATCGCGCGACACCGTGAAGTCCTCTGGCGGAATGGCGTGGATTTTCGCTTGGCCGTCTGGGCCTTCGCTCTTCATTGTGAAGCTGAACAGCGGCGCATCTTCGGCGCCCGGCGGCAAATCGTCCCCGATCTCATAGGGAACGCCGTCGAACTTCAGGTCGCCCAACTCACCATCCTGCATGGCCATACCGACCTCGGCCGCAGTCTTCTCCTCGAAGGTTTCGAGCTTCGGTTCGGGCTTATTCTCCCACCACCATTTCACGACGCCCGTTTTAACGAGCAGCGCGTCTTTCAGGAACGTGTACAGCGTCATAAACCCTGCATTGGTCCCGAAAATCACATGGTGAAGATACTCAGTCTCTTGCTGAGCGCCCTCAACATCGGCCTGATTGGACGGGATGAAACTCGCCACATCATCGCCGCCGGTGAAAATCTCCACCAGATCAGGCATGATCGTTTCAATGGTGTCCGCCACATCGGTCGATACCGCCTTCGAGCGGTTCGGCAAATACGGAACATCCGGCATCTCGCCCTTATAATAAAAGAGCGCCTTTTCTCGATCCGCCAGCAACACAGGATCAATGTCAAACCCGATCGACCTCGCTCGCTCTCCGCGAACAATCTGTAAAAGCTCCTCGTCTCTCATCAGTACAGAGCTAAAATGTTGGTGGCCGTTGTGCCGGTGGCTTTAACCTGAACCGTCCGCATCCATATGACCGATCCGGCAGGAACACCCTGGTAAAGCAATGGGCTGCCGTCTTCGGAGATCAGCGAAACGTTGCCCGCACCCCCAATATAGAGCTGCGTTGCGATCGGAACCGGCGTGCCGGCTGTCGGTCCATATCCGGTTCCAGGATTCAGCGGGGCCGTGTCGCTTGGAGTGACCGGAAATCCGCCTTTTGGAGCGTAGGCATTATACATCACACGGCTCCAAAATTAGGGATGATAATTTGAGAACTGCGGGGCTTGGTCTTTGCGAAACGCAGCATCATCAGCGCGTATCGCGACGACGAAATTCGATCATCCTTAAGCTTGACGATCACACCGTCTTTCCGGTGATAAAGGCGAAATTCTTGAAACCATCCGCCGCACGTCGAAAACACTTTCCATCGACCGGTTTGCATTCGGTCGAGCATGTCCATAACGCCAGCCTCAACCCCGTTGCCGCCGTCGGCGAACGTCGATTTTTCGGGCAACATATTTAGGCCTTGCGCTTTGTACTGCTTGGCCAACTCTTCGCCAGATCCTTTATCGTGTTGCAGCCCGTCGTGGGGCCACGAGCAAGGTATCCAATCGCCCCAGGGCTTAATTGACGCCGCGTGAATTACCGGCGTCGTCTCGCGAGCTGCATATTCCTTACAGACATAAACACAGTCTGCGTCTCTATCCCATGCGATGTTAGTCGCCGCAAAAGGGTGATCCCATCCGAAATCTAAACCGTTTATCTGCGGCCAATGATTTGGAATTGCAAACGGCTCACAGGTAATCGCCGATTCCTCAATCGGGAATACCCGACCGGAACCCATCGTGGGAATACCCTTTGATCTCGCTTCCCGCTCGTGGGCTGGATACGACGCGATAATCTTAGCCCGTTCTTCAGGCGTATAATGCTCCGCATCCTCAATCGTCATTTGGATGACGGCGCGATCAGCGGCGCCTTTATCGTCCGCGGGCGGCATCAAAAACCGCGTCACAACATCTGACATACCATTGAGTGGCGTGAATGTGACGATGATCGGCCCAAACGTAGAGTTTGCGCGCGTCAGCCCTTCCGAATAAACGTCTAACGGCGGCTCCTCGTCAAACCACACACCGTCAACGGTGTTGGCCTGCCACTTTGATCTCCCCTGATCGTAGCTCTTAAGCAGCAATGTCGAATTTAAGCCGCTGACATGTTTAACTACGATGGTAGCTACGGCATCAGCAACGCCAGGCCGCGAACTCGTATCAACCAATGCATCAAACGGAATGCATCCCGTCCCCCACGCCGTTTGATCGCTTGGGGGACCTAGCATAATGCGCTGAACACCGTCGCGCGTCAGTTCGCCAGATTCCGACCCAGCAATCCACGTTGTCGGCCGATCAAATCGTTTCCCAACCCACCAAGCGGGATATTGTCCCGTGAGGTGCATCGCCACTTCAGCGCCGCCAGCCAGGGTCTTACCGAGCTGATTACCGGCCATGAAAAGCCGCTCGCGGAATTTCGCCCCGGCCGCGTGAAACTCCTGCTGCTTAATGTAGCTTCGATAGTGTTTCAGTCGGTTGCGCGAAATTCTCTGCGCTTGTTCCCGCTCCATCGCCGCCATTAACGCCGAGAGCCGATCGGGCTGCAACGAGAAGAGCGGCGAGTTCTTCATCGCCAATCCCATCAAAAGCGCCCTCTTTAATTTCGACCTGCTTGGGCAAAATCGTGGCGATGACCTTTAGGTACTGATCGGGCTTATCGACCCTGACAGTCTCAATGACCTTCGGCCCATGAACCGTAAAATCGTTGTGGAGCGCTTCGATAAACGCCTCGCCGAGCTTGTTTCGCGACCCCACCGGGCGCCCTGCGGGATTGCCGCTTTGGCCAGGAGGAATGCGCTTTAAGTTCGGATATTCCTTTTTTGTAGTTTCAGGTTTCAAAGCGGCCGAAACCGGAATTGCAACCTCGGCTGAAACCTTGGGAGCTAAACCCTCACTCTGCTCTTTTGGAAACAGGTTTCTTGTCCACCCTTCACGTTTGGCGCGCTTATTGATCGCGGTATGGCTCACGCCAAATTTTCTACTGATTTTCGACACGGAATCTTGTCCGGTTCGAAATTCGCGCTCAACCGCATCCCAATCAAACGCCATCGGAAACGCCTACTTGGCCTTTGGCTTTGCGAACAAAGTACCCTTGTCTTGGGCGGTCTGCTTGCCGGCGCTAATGGTTTTCGGCAGCTTCGTTGGAGCAAATCGCTTAACCTTGGCCATGCTTTGATTCTCCGATCAAAAAATCAGTCAAAGCGTTAGCGCACGCGACAGCCTCATAATCCGTCAATGGCTCAAATTCCGAACCTGACAGCTTTGACTTAGCCTCCCGCGATTCCAATTCGCGTTGAGCGAATTCATCGTCGTTTTGGCGATCAACCCAAGCCGGATATTGAGCGTTAGGACTTGGACGCCACATATTTCTAAAGGCAATGTCGTCGGCCGACATCACATATAGGCCTTTCCGCCCTTGTAGGTGACTTGGCCTTTTTTGATCTGGCCATCATGCTTGGGCTTCTTGGCGCCGGAGGACACGGACTTGCCCATCTTGGGCTCACTTATGTCTTTTTCCATCTGAGGCTGGGATGGTTCGGGAGATTTCATGCAAAATATCCTTTCTGATCTGATTGTGATTACGCGCTAACTGAGACGTGCCAAGTTCCAGCGACGGTCGTAAAAAACTGAGCGGTTTGACCAGCAGCAAGGGAATACGTCGCCGCCGTCGCGCCCGAGTGATTAATTTGATCCGATCCCGCGCCGTAAATCACTAGAGGTGTCGCGGACGCGTTCATAAGCACAATTCCGCTATAACCGGGGAAGGCAGGCGGAAGCGTTACGCCGGCCGGCGAACCGCCGTTAACCGTGACGCGCGTCATCTGTGTGGTAATTTGAAACGCTGTAGCGCTCGTGGTGCCAGCCGCGCTTACCGCGTCTTTTGATGATGTCGTCGGGATACTTGACGATGTGCTGTATCCCGTTCCAAGGTTCAACGCGACCCAAGAGCCGGCGGCGCCGCAAGTGTACTCCACGATCGAATAAGCCGGCTGCACAACGCTGGCCTGGCCATTGATGGTGTCAGACCCGCCCTGTACCCCATAGACCGTAATTGGGACACCAGTGGCGTTCACAACGGTTTGGTCGATGCCTGGAACTGACTGAATCAGCGCCACGCCTTGTGCCGATCCCGCAGTCGCAGAAGTCACGGTAACGACCTCAAGGCTTCCGAGCTGCGTAGAGGTCGCTTGGGAGTTTCCCGCTGCGGCTACGGCGCCAGCAGCCTCCACGATCATGTTCGGTACTTGCGTTGACCCGGCCCCGTTCATGTTAAGGCCGTTTTTCGCGACGAACTGCTCTGTTCTAGCCATTATAGTTCTCCAGTTTTCGGAGCCGTCGCGCTTGAGATTATCCAGCGCGCCGGCTTCGCTGGGCTCAGTTCAAGTTTTAGTTGGTATTATCCCGAAACCCAGGCGCCGAATGAGACGATAGCGATGATCAGGATGCATCCGATCAGCATTACGACGTCGCCATTGGATTGTTGAGGCGTCATGGGCGCATCGCGCTCGGTCGGCATGTCAGGACCTCAGGAACCAGCCAGCGGCCACCAGAAGCGGCATGATGGTCAGGATGACCGCCGCGTCGATCATGTGGTCGATGGGAGTCTGACGTTCCGCTGTGGCCTCAGAGATGGCCATTCGCAGATAGTCGGCCATCAGCAGGTCGAAGTCGGATCGAAACAATCGCACCCGCTTCGGATCGCGCTGCTCACGGGCGGCGCGGCGTATGTTGGCGCGAGCGCGGGTTAGGTTAGACATCGCTCTCCATTCTGCGCTCCGCTGCACTTTTCCGCTTGCATATATATAGCAAACTGCTATGTATGGGTTGTCGCCGATGGCGAAGCGGAGATTGTCAGATGGCCACGATTTATTCGATCCACGCCCCCTTCGCCGACAGGCTGGAAGCGGTGAAATCCGAGATGGCCGCCCTAGGCACCCCCACGATCCGGGTAGTGGATTGCGGAGACCACTTCATGGCCCTGGAAGGATCGCACCGCCTCGCCGCCGCCCACGCGCTTGGCTTGGAGCCTAAGTTGGTAGTTTTCGAGCAAGACGACATGATCGACATCACTCAATTCGATTGGTTTGATGAGGCCAATTGGGGCGAGACGACCTATCAAGCCGGCGAAGTCGCTGGCGAGTTGTTCTCCCCCCAACAAGCCCAGGCGTGGTCATTTTGACCGACCAACCCGCATTTTCTTCCGACCTCCGCGCCTGGATCAAACGCATGGGCTATACCCGCACCCAGGCGGCGGCGGTACTGCGTGTGCCGGCGTCAACCCTGGATGGGTGGTGCGCCGGACGGCCATGCGTGCTTGAGGGCGCGATTAAGCTTTTGATGGATTTGCTGGCAGAAAAAGCATGCTTTCCGTCAGCGCCTAACTTTGACGCCTAGCATCACCACAAGGGCGGATTGACGCTCGGGCCCGATGGGAGCGGCGAACTCTATCTCAGCCACCCAGCGGTCTCCGACGCGGCGCAGGCTGGCGATCGGCAGGAAGGTCGCGCCGCGGACCTGGTCGCGGATCATGGCGGCCAAGCCCATCGGGCCGACAAGGCGCTCTACCAGCTCAATCGGAAGCGCCATGGCTGCGGCCGCCTTGGCGCGCGCGGGTCGCTCTGATTTTCCACCGGCGAAGATCGCCAAGGCGCCGGCCTCGACACGGCTGTCTGAGACCGGCTTGAGCATGGCGTTGCTCCGGTATGGGTATCGCGCTCAGCACGTCAGCCGCTCAACAAGGGGGCGAATTGGTCGGCGTTGTGGAGCGCGATGGTGGGAGCGGAAGCCGGATTCGCACCGGCGATCTCCTGGGTATGAACCAGGCGGGATGGCTACTTCCCTATTCCGCATCAACTTAAAACGCCTAGGCCGCCTTACGTCCGATATTTGACATTCCGCGCTGATACGTGCGTCGGAGGGGATCGACGGCTCACTTCCCTGGTCGTGGCGCCGTATGGGGCGCTAGGCGTTTTTAGAACGCAAACCCCCGCGCTGTGAGGCTGCGGGGGCTGCGAATGGATTAGCTGCCTGCGAACGCAGGAACAACCGATAGACGAATAGGTCGCACAAAACCGGGGCGGCGTCAATACTATTATGCAGCGGCTGATCGCGGCCGCTCATATTTGGCGGCCAAAATTTCTAGAGTGTCAACTAAACGCTCTGCCAAGCGCGCCCGCTGTTTAGTGTCACCACGAGCGATAGCGTGTAGGCTTTCGTCGTTGACGCAGACGCGATCCAACAGCGTTATCATCCGCGCGTCATGGCGTAGCCATTGCCAAACCTGCGCGCGCTCCTCTACAGCGGCGGCGCGCGATTCGGCGGCTCGAACCCCAAAACCACCACCCGAGTCATCAAGGCACGACTTGATCCGAGGTGAGAGAAGCTTTTCAACTAAGTGTCCGTATCTCTTGCCAGCCTCGTATTGTTCCGGGGTCAGTTCCTCATTTGAGAGCAGAATATTTAATTGGGTTCGCCGTACCGCGCCGCCGCCGATCCGTGATCGTACAGCTTCCCCTCGCCTATGAGCAAGCGTCAAAGTTTCCTGGACTGCGTCAGCCGCCCAAGACGAATTTGCATTTTCCGAAAGTGATTCTTGAAAACTTCGAGCCTCAGCAAATGCTTTTTGTAAGTTGCTTTCATCCTTTGCCGATATCGCAGCCGCGATTTTTCGATTTATCTTATCCAAACGTTTAGCCTGTAATGGATTTAAATTCGTCGATGAAAGTTGACGTGTCTTGTTCAACTTTTCGCGGCGCTTAGCGGAGCTTGAACGGCGACCGGAAACTGCCTCGAATTGCATTCCACGCGTTGCCTGAATAACGTGATCCGCCGTTGTGCCAATCTGACGTTCAATTGCCCCAATTTCTTGGGATAGAGCGCGATAATCGGGCTGTTCAGCTTGGGATTGGCGGTCAACGCGCGCGCGGATATCTTTTAACGCCAGATCAATAAACCATGGCGCCGAAAATCCTGGAGGCGTCACGAACGGAATGGGGCCGATCATTTCAAGCGATGGCTCACAGTTACTTTCCGCGTCGATTTGATCGTTTAAATCCTGCTGCTGAGTCAACATTGCGAACCCCCAGATTTGGCGTTTAGATTACCACATTTCGTTGATTTGCAAGTTAACGCGCTACATTTTGGGATCACACACTAGGCCGCAGGGGTATGAGAGGATCAAGTCGAAACCGATATACCAAGCGCGTCGAACATCCGGCGCGCCGTGATTGCTACTGGCTCTGGCCGTTCCTCGTGCACTTTCACCGGGTCGGCCATAGCGTCCCTTGCGGCGTACTCAATCAGCGCCAATGCAGACAATTCGGCGTTCAGTTTCCGACCTGCTTCAGGCGAAATATCATTGGCCTTGGCGGCGCCTTGGCGCATTAGTTTGCCGGCGCGTCTAACCTTCCTACGGACAAGGCGCCGTGCGGTATGGCCAACGGTGTGCAATTCATCGGTTTTCAGCCGCTGAAAGCCGACCCCGCGCTCATTTGCGAACACGGCGCCATGATCGCGCGCCGCGATTTTTTGGGCTTGCAGGACAAGCCAGTAACAACTTCTCACGTCTCGGCCAACGGCATCGGATAGATTTTTATATGCGATTTTTTGACCTGGGCTGACGGAAGTAAACGCAAGGACTAAAGCGGCTACGTCTGGGCTGATTTCGGTGGCGATCATATTACCCTCTTGAGTCTTGATTTACAGAGAGAAACGTTGCGTGGCGGGGCGTCGCGATGAGGGGCGGAGCGGTGCGACGAGCAGCGTTGCGAAGTGGAGCGCATCAAGCGGCGACTTGACGGTTATCCTGCCAAATCAGACGCTCAATCTTGAAACGGCCGTTCGTTCCGCCTTTTTCGGGGCGAAAACGACCGATGCCAATAAAAAGGCCTGCGATATCCACCATTTCTCGGAACACATCTTCCGTGATGATGGGGTCAAGAATGTAAACGTCGAAGGTTGCCGACCAATCATTCATGATCGGAAACCGTCTTGTTACGCGCTTTCCAGACCCTCGCACACCATCTGCATTAGCGTTAATTGTGATCGACGGCACGTCTTCGGGGTTAATGTTTAAGGCTGGATCTTCAAGCATTGAAATGCCCGAGAGGAATTTAGCGGTCCATGTCGCTTTTCCCTGCCCCGGTATCTGACGTTTTGAATATTTAGCCGCCGCAGCAATAGATTGGTGAAGGCCGTGAGCAGGAATCACAACGGTTGATAAACCGCCACGTTTAGCAGTGTTTAGTTTTGCGCGCCACGTTCTAGCGTCGTATGCGTCCAGACTTTCACCTTCCAGTTTTGGTTCATCATGCTTAAAGGATTGAGAATAAGGCGTTAGGCCTTGAATTGTGAGTGTTGCGACCGATGTTTTCATAAAAAATTCCTTGCGTTGATTTGCGTGGCGGGGAGCAGCGACGCGATGCAGTGAGTGGCGCGGCGATAAATATTAATATATTCAAAGTTTAGAATATTTCAACATTTATTTACATTTACTTTTTCCTACTTTTCATTTTTATATTAGAAGATGCACGAATTCGGCGACGTGAACCTAGGCCGCAGGTGGTGCAGGTGGCGACCAATCAGAAGCCACCAGTGCCGCGGCCTGCATCGCGAGTTCAAGGCCCTTAACCGCAAAGACCAGAGCTTGGCCTTGGTGGTAAAACGCGTTCTGCTTGGCCATCTCGGACTTAGCCAGGAGCGTTTGCACTTGCTGCTGACGGGCGATCTGGGCGGCTTGGGCGGCGCTCGCCTTGTGGGCGGCTATCCGCTCCAAGAGCGCGGTTGAGACGGGTGCTGTGTCGTCGGGCTTGTTCATGCCGCCTTCTCCTCAATTTCCGCCGCGGCGCCCCGCAGGCGCTGGGCTATGCGAACGGTTGCGACGGCCTTCCAGACCAGCGCGTTGTGCTTTTCGGCCAAAGCCTTGAGCGGGCCAGGCTTGGGGAAAAACTCCGACGTCGGCAGGCCGACGTACTCGTGAATCGCCGCCTCAACGGCTGCGTAAGGCAGTGCGCCCAAATGGCTGCGATAGGGTTTCCAGAACTCCGGCGAGCGGGCCGCGTCTCCCACGCCAAACACCAGAACTGGAGATTTTAACAGTTCAACAACCGCTTTTTCTCCACAAGGGGCGTTAGCCGCAAGTATCTTATCCGCCTTCTTGATCACTTCATCAAGCAAGTCCGGGCGGGTCGTTAGCGCCTCTTCTCGCTCTTGTGATTTATCATTACTCGCAATCAGCGACCATAGCGGCTCCGATATCTTGCAACTTGCTAACGTATTCGGACGTTCGGTTATTGTAGCGAGGCTGTTCATTGATAACCCTCAAATTTTGCGGCGCCGATCGGCGAACCCAATTTCGGAAGCACGCGTCCCAATCGGAGCGTGCTGTCTTGAACTCGTGGTCTCGCAGAATCGCCAATTCGCGTTCGAGCTGGCCCGGCTGGTAGCCTTCTGCCGTGAGGGTTTGGATCGTTGCGGCGGACGGCGCCCAGGCGGATGGAGCGCGCCGTGACGGTTTGGGGGGCTTTGGCTTTTCGGGAGATTGAACCGTCTCAATCAATTCAAGCGCCATGGCCCGTTGAGCCGGCGTCGCGCCCGCGCGCTCTAACTCAGGACCGATAGGGACTGAGTTAGATAACTCCGAAGGAGTCTGGTATATGGCTTCTGGTATATGGGGCTTGGTGTCGGGGTTAGTGTCGGATGGATTTATCCAACCAATACGGGCTCTTGCGTGATTGCACGAAGCGCATGCCGACACTAAGTTAGACTCGTCATTAGTGCCGCCGTCGCAGACGGCGACCACATGATCGACGTGGAACGTGTTGGGCAAGAGTCCCGATTCGCTCCAATCAAGGGTCGTTTTGCACCAGTGGCATTTTCCCCCTCCCTTTGCGAAGATGCGCTGGGTTTTGGCTGGATTATCGCTGCGCCTGTAAGGACGCACCCGCTGGGCTTTAGGAACTACTCCACGACGGATATCCGGGTTGCCTCCTTCTTTCCCCTGTTTCTTGGAAATTGCCGCTTTTTTTGCATCTCGCACCATGCGGCGAGAATAGATGCGGCCATGCCGATCACGGGAGAACACGCCGTTTCGTTCTAACTCGCCCAACAGGGAGGCGACCTCGGATTCCTTCCCACCGGTCAGTTGAGCGATGGCGGTTTCATCAAGGCCCCTGCCTGCTACCGCGACGTAGCCGATCGGGTCGTGCGCTGCCGCAATGCAGAGCATGTCAATCCAAAGCCCCCTCGCCGGAAGCGATGAAGCTCTTACTGCTGGATCGGACAGCCAGTCCGACCAGTAGAACTTGGTCCAAGTGGTTCCGGCCATTAGACATCGTCTCGGTACGGTGACCGTGCTGCGCCGAACTCGTACCGCCCTTCCCGCGCCAGATTGCCGAACTTGGTGGTGTCTTCGTTGAAGCTTAGATGGACCGTACCGATGGGGCCATGGCGCTGCTTACCGATGATCAACTCGGCTTTTCCGCGCGCTTCGTCCATGTCATTCTGCCAGGTGAGGTGCTTGTCAGTCCCCGGCTTCGGTTCGGCGCGGCCAAGATAATAGGCCTCGCGGTAGACGAACATGACGCAGTCGGCATCCTGCTCGATTGAGCCGGACTCCCTTAGATCGGCGAGTTGAGGTCGCTTATCCTCGCGCTGCTCGACTGCTCTGGAGAGTTGGCTGAGCGCGATGATCGGAAGGTTGAGTTCCTTGGCCAGCGCCTTCAGGGCGGCGGTGATTTCCGAAACCTCCTGCGTTCGGTTGCCTTCGCGCTTGCCCTTGGTCGTGATGAGCTGGAGATAGTCCACAACGATCAGGGATAGGCCGTGGAGCCGCTTGGCCCGCCTAGCGCGGGCTGTGAGGTGCGCGATACTGATGCCGCCCGTGGCGTCTATGTAGAGCGGCGCTTGGGCTACCTCGCGGCTGGCGTCGGTCATCAGCCCGAACTCCCGGGCGTCGATCTGGCCTTTACGGATGCGGTCCCCAGGTATCCCTGATAGGTCTGAGACAATCCGTAGCGCGAGCTGATCAGCGCTCATCTCGAGGCTGAAGAACCCGACCGCGCGACCGTCTCGCGCTGCGTGAAAGGCGATGTTCGTGGCCAAAGCCGTCTTGCCCTGGCTTGGTCGACCGGCGATGATCAGGAGGTCGGATGGGTGTAGGCCGCCCAGCTTCTGGTCCAGGTCGATCAGGCCTGTCGAAAGCCCGACCAGTTGTCCGCCCCGGCTGTAGGCCGCCGCAGCCATATCCATGGCGGATTGCAGGGCTTGGTCGAAGTCGATGAAGCCTTGCGTTGATTGCGATCCGGTTTCGGCGAGCTGATAGAGCTCTGCCTCTGCTTCGACGATCTGATCCGACGCCGGCGTCTCGTGATCGGCTTTGGCACGCTCCAGCATCTCGCCGGCGATGGCGATCAGATTGCGCCTGGCGTGACAGTCTCTTATGGTTTCCGCATAGCTGTAGGCGTTCGCGGCGGCCGGCGCTCGATCAACCAAATCCGCCAAGTAACCAATGCCGCCAAGCTCCCTCATAGCGGGGTCGTCGCCAAACCGCTCCATCAAGACGATGGGGTCGGCCAGAAGGTTCTTGTCGATCCGCGCTGAGATGAACCCCCACATGCGCCCGTGAAGGGGCTCGGCAAACGCCTCAGAGGCCAGCGAGGAAATGCGGTGATAGGTTTCGTTCTCAAAGAGCACGCAGCCCAAGAGCGCTTGTTCGGCCTCCAGGCTTGATGGCCCTGGCGGGGAGACAGGTTCTTGAGGACGGAATAGGGGTTGGGCTGTCATGGCGTCACCATTTCAATCCCATCGGCCCGATGCGCATTCGTCGGCGAACACGCCGTAGATTTTCCGTCCCGATCCGCGTCGTCGTGGTTGGCTGGTTGGCTGGTTGGCTGGCTGAAGAGAGGTAAGTCGTCTATTGGTTCAACCGGCCCTTTGGCCATTTCCTGAGCCGTTAAGCGCCCATGTCCGCGCACCCATGCAATGCGCCGGTTTATGTCTGCGACGTACTCAGATTCTCGCTCAATTAGGACAGCTTCAAAGCCCTGCCCCATCGCTGCGATTCCAGTCGATCCGCTTCCGGCAAATGGATCTAGGACTATTCCACCGGGCGGCGTGACCAGGCGACAAAGGTAGCCCATCAGATCAACCGGTTTTACGGTCGGATGTTTGGACCCAAGCCGATCAACAGAGTCGGCCTTTGCCGAATAGAAGAAACGCGCCGCCGATCCGCGATCATCGTGACCGATGGCAGAAGTCCCTAGACCTTCGCCTAAAGCTGATACAGCAGGCTTGCCTGGCTTGCCTGGCTTGCCTGGCTTGCCTGGCTTGCCTGGCTTGCCTGGCTTGCCTGGCTTGCCGCCTCCAGCCTCAACCGGAAATGCGCCCACAACTTCATCCGATCCGTCGTGTATGACGTTGGCTGGCCATCGGCCAACGGCACTGGGCGGAACTATGTCTATCCTCTTGTGTAAATTGTAGCCACCGTTGCCTTCAGTCCGGTTCCCCCAAGCTGTGGGCACGCCTTCAATGCGAGAAGTAGCGATGTTTATGGCACCGGTGCCGTGTTTTAAGACGTTGCTGGCGACTGTGCCATCCAAAGCTTTCCGCGCCAGAACAATCGGCTCTAGCGCGGGCTTTAGGGCCGTACCCCAGCCATCCCATATTTTCGCGTTCTCCGAAATCGGCTCACCTTTGGGTGTGCGCTCATATTCTTGGCCAAAACTTGCGCCTTGTCGCCCGGCTCGCCCGCGAATGACGTTTAATTCTGTCCTGTCAATCGACTTTGCGACGTCGTGCGATTTCGGAAAGCCTGACCCATATATCCAGGCCACCATGTCGCGAATCTCAAACCCAGCGTCTTCAATGGCGCAGGCGAGGCGGTGATAGGTCCGAGTACCAGAGAAGGCGATCAGGTGGGCGCCTGGCTTCATCACTCGCAAAACCTCGACCCAGAACGCCGGATCAAACGCAGTCTCGCCTGTGTCCCAATTCTTGCCCATAAAGCCAGCGGACGCGCGCATGTACGCGTCATTACCCGTGGCCGGCGCCGCGCCCTCTTTGCCGAACCGTTTGGAGATTGAAACCAGCGCATAGGGCGGATCGCAGACGCAGGCATCTATGCTGCAGTCTGGAATGCTCTTGATCACCTCGCGGCTATCGCCATGATGCACCGTGATTTTGCTCACAGCGCGCCCCCGAACAGATCGGCTTGCGCCGCCCGGCTCCCAACAACGCCAGCGCCGCCACTAGGCAGACCTAGTGATCCTGTACGGCTAGGGGTGCAGTCCTCGCAGAAGGCTTGTTCGCTATGCCAATCGGGCGGCCCGAAGCCCCAGGCGCCGGCGTCTAGCAGCCCGCAGCCATCGCAGGGTGGCAGTTCGGCAATGCGGTGACGGGAGGGATTTGAGATCATGACGGCCGCACCTCGCCAATTTTCGGAAGCTCACCCCTGGACATCCTCCCGCTAGGAAGGTCGTTCGCCTCGCGATAGGCTTTGCGATGGGCGGCGTATCGGGCTTGGAGTTCAGCGGCGTGGGTTGAGAGAGGTTTGCGGTTCATGCGGCCACCTCTGCAGGCGTTGCTGCTGGCTTCCTTTTGAGGGCCTGCCAAATCAGCTTAGCGAGCCTGCTCCTCGCGCGATCCGTTTGAGACGCCGTGAGAACCCCGCCGAAGCGGAGATTGGTGATAGCATCGGCGAGTTCTTGAAATCTCTTTCGCTCTTCAGGCGTGAAGCGCGCCATGACAGGCTGCTCATCAAATCTTGGTGCAAACGCGCCGAAGTGGAGAAAATTTTCGAAGGCCAGCGTCATGCCGCTTCCCTCCCTTCTAGGAGCGAGAATCCCGGCTGCGAAGTCCTTTGACTGCGGGATGGGCGCCAACTCGGTCCGGAGGCCAAGTGCCTTGCGCACGCCGGCGACGTTGGCCATTCGAAGGTGCAACGACGCCAGCAATAGCGGAGCCCGCTATCGATCGGTGTCGGATCTAGCTCCATGCAGGTGGCGCACGTCAGATTTTCGGGAACGGAAATGGGGCGCGCACGACGCGGCGCAAATAGATCGAGCTGCATCACCCCCGCCCTCCCCGCTTAAACAGCCGCTCGGCTTTTGCACGGGCGACAGTGGTTTCGATCCGCACCGGCGGCGCGAACCGAGCGGCCATGAAGTTGAGGACGTTCCAGGCCTCAAACGTTCCGTGAGCCGCGGCGTATGCGTCGGCTGCGCTACTGAGGGCGGAGCGTTCCGGCCCGTCGTTCGGCCGGCAGGCGCGAGCCAAGCGCTCATCACGGCGCCGCATCGCTCGCTCTTCGTTGGCGATGCAGAGGCGTTCTGGGTCTTTGCGGAGGAGATGGGCGAGCCTCATGCGTTCGCCCGCTTTGGTTCGCGCACACGGCTGGTGGTGACGACGGTCGCCTCATAGGGCGGCTTGATCGGTCGAGAGACGCAGGTGTAGGCGATACGAGCGTGACAGGTGCAGTATGGTCCATCGCCACGCGGGGCGCCGCAGAAGCGGGTTTCGGCGCCATGGCCGCTCACGGGAAATCTGCAGGAGGTGGAGACCAGCTCCATAATCGACAGCGTCGGGCCGTCGTAAGGTGGCGTAGGCACCGGCGGGACGGACGGAACGACGGTGAGGACCGGCGGCGGCTTGTGGGGCTCGGGCGTAGGCTTTGCGGGCTTCGGCGCTGCGGTCGCGCGAGGTTTTGATGGCGTCTTCGGCCCATTCGGCCCAACCGCCCAATAAGGTGGGCGCGCCGGCAAACCCATGCGCAGACCTTTGAGCCGAACGGCGCCCGCCGTGAACTCGCCGCCGAATTCAGCCCCAAGGGTTTGGGCAATCTTGTCCAGCGAAATCGGTTCGGGCCAAAGCGCCCTCAGCCGGCGCTCAACCGGACCGGGGTTCGTGGGAGAATTGGGCCGCAACTGATAATCCTGCACGAAGCCAACGCGATGCGTTTTTCCCACGATGGAATTGCGCGTGAATTTGGTGCCGAAGCGCCGGTTCAGATCGCGTGCGATCTCAGACGAGGATTGGCCCTTCACGCACCAAGCAACCCTCAAGGCCTCAAGGATCTCATCCGTCCAAGCGCTAGGGGTTTGGCTCATGGGCGCGCTCCATGGAACAGGACCGATACGGTCTCAGTTGAGGTTTTGGAGTCATGCGGACATTGAGGTCGCGAAGAGAAACGGAAGGCGCGCGCCGCCGCGTCGGAACCCTGGGTATCGCCAAATTCAGAGCGGGCGGCGCGAGCCATATCAGACAGACCCGAACAGAGCCGGCCTTCCCGTAGCTTCCGCGACGTTGGCGACGATCTGCTTAAAGACGGACTGCCGAACGATTTCCATTCGATGCAACTCAATGCCGAGCTGCAGATTGCCGTCATCGAGCTTCCACCTCAAGAAGGCGTAAATCGACGTCGGCGCTTCGCCAAAATAGACTGGAAGCGAGAGCAAGAACTTGGTCGGAACTTCGACGGCGTTCTTTCCTTTCAACTCCGTTTCATCGCTGTACTCAAAACTTTCGTTTTCAGTCGCGGTGCGAACTGCTTTTTTGAAGTTGACCTTTCGCAGGGCGTGGAGATCGCGCGTAACCTCCAGAAGATCGGCGCCGGATGGAGAGAAGATGTCCGCTGCGTTCTCCTCAATAAAGCGCGCGAACTCCAGTTGGCCCATTAGACGCTTGTGAGCGCCCTTCCAAGTTGTCCACTCCTCCGAGTACGACAGGGAGAGTTTGGCGCGATGAAAGAGCAGATCGGCGTGGCCGGAGAAACCGCCGTCGCTGGCGCCATGATAGTCAATGATGGCCGAAATCGTGCTGTCTTTTATGTCGGCAAACAGCAACGTGTGCATCTGCTTCTGGCGTTCGACGTACTCCACTAAGGAATCGACAGTCTGAAGCGTAACAGACTGCTTGATGTACGGCGGCGGCTCAATCTCGCGCGCAGGGTCGCTTACGTCGATCTGAATAAGATCGTCCTCATGAAACAGGAGCGTGCGACCGTCCTTCAGCTCCACGATTTGCGGTGCGCTAGGTGTGCGCGCCTTGTCCGCCAAGGCGGCGATGGCTTGAGCTTCGGTTGTCATGGTTCGGTCTCCTTAAGACGCGAGGATTTCGCCGGTGCGGGGATCGACCGCTTCGGCGAACATTCGGGTTTGTGTGGGATCGTCGCGCAGAAGGTCGCCGTCCAAGTCGGCGAAAAACAACGCGTCGGGCAGGTCGATGCGCGGAATCTTTGTGGCGCACTTCACGCCAACGATAACCGCGTTGTCGTTTTTGCCCTGCGGCTTAATGGTGAGCGTAATCTTGAGCTCGCCAGGCTTGGCAGTGTCGAGGACGGCCTTGACCACTTCGGCCAAGTCCTCACTCATCGCCTGCACAGCGCGGCCCTTTCGGATGTCGCGCAAAACGTCTGTGATCGGTCTCATGCAATCTTCTCCATCCGCTTCAGCGCCCACTCGCGCATGTCTTGGCCAGTTGGCCCAAGCTTACTAAGCATCGAGCCGCTCCAAGCGACTGTCGTCAGAAACGCGAGACTGAAGACGCGCAAGATATTGCTCGCGGGCTTCAAATTTGGCGCGCTCATTTCGGGCGTTCTCCGCTTGCTGTTCTATGTATTGCTCAAGCGTGACTTCAAACCGGATTTCCCATATCTTCAGCGCCAGCGATGGGCCGCCGTTTTTATGGTTCAGAATTTGATCGAACGTGCGTAAACTGCCGTTCGCGTAGAGAAGTGTCCGCGCTTGACTTTCGGACAAATCCCACTCGGACTGAATTTGGGCTAAAGTGTTCGTCGGCCAGCGACGCCGAACATAGGCGGCCCACGCATTTGCGGCGCCTAATGTCAATGTCGAATTTCGAACTTTCTTATACGATATTCCCACAATCATCTCCGTCATAGTCCACCTCGTGACTTGGACACGGAGACGCGGGATGCGCCGGATACATGAAAAGGCAGGCGACGAAGCGTCGTTTTGTTTACTGGTTGAGAGTGATTACTGCCCTGGACGATGTGATTACCGCAAACCGGGCGGCAACCCGATTGCGGCGAACGATAATCAGCGGGGGAACCAACCCCCGGCCGACCGAACATCAGAGCTGAAGATTCCCCCAAAGCCGAACTCATGGATCGAACCCTGGAATCTGGAAGACGAGTTCGTCGCCATGATGAGCGACGATCCCGGCGGGATAGTTGAGGAAACCGTCTGTCCGCATGGGCACGGGTGCGACTGCGGGTTCGTCACGCTTGGCGAGGCTTTGGCCGGCTTCCTCGCGGGCCTGGCGGCGAGCATTGACGCGGTGCGCGATCTCGACAGCCAAGGCGCCCTCGTAACCGCGCTCATAGCCGCGGCGATACCCGTTGCGGTGGGCGACGCCAGCCACGAACAGTCCAGCGATAGCGCCTAAAGCGATCTGGGCGACGTCGGGGATCATGCGACCACCCAGGTCAGGGCGGCGCGCGGCGTATACTTAATTCGTATGTCAACAGGAATGGACAAATGATTGTGACAGGTATTCACTTTCGCGAGGGTGAACACCCTAAGGAAAGATGGGGAATTTCCTATGCCAAACCGGGGTCGAAAGAACCTGTCGGAAATCGAAGAGCGCTTGCCGGTTCCATCGGCGGAAATGCTTGTGCTCACAGAATGGGCGGCGATCTTTCTCCAAGCGCTTCCCAAGCGAGATCGAGCGCGGATGATCCAACGCGGACTCCGCGCCGCCGACCAGCTCGAATCCCTCGGCTCCGTCTCACGGCTGCGCAGCGCCGACCCGGACGCCGAAAACGAGCTGCGCAAGAACCGCTTGCACGCCGCCGCCGTCATGCGGGTGCAGGCCCACATGATGGCGGAAGGGCTGATCGACGATACGGCCAAGGGGTAGCGCATCATGCAGCGCGCTCGCGACGCGACGCAATAACGATTTCTGCCGCTTCAAGGCTTGAAAGGCCTTTAGCTTTGAATATGCGCCAATCACTTACTTCTTCATCACGAAGACCAAGTCTCTTGATTTTTTCGGCGTTCAGCGCTTTCATGCGCTCGCGACTGCGCTCTGCGGCCTTCGCCTTGAACTCAGGGTCGGCGTGCAGCGCTCTCATGCGCTCTGCGGTTTTCGCCTTGAACTCAGGGTCGGCGTTCAGCGCTTTCATGCGCTCGCGACTGCGCTCTGCGGTTTTCGCCTTGAACTCAGGGTCGGCGTGCAGCGCTCTCATGCGCTCTGCGGTTTTCGCCTTGAACTCAGGGTCGGCGTGCAGCGCTCTCATGCGCTCTGCGGCCTTCGCCTTGAACTCAGGGTCGGCGTGCAGCGCTCTCATGCGCTCTGCGGTCTTCGCCTTGAACTCAGGGTCGGCGTGCAGGGTCTTGGCGACGGAGGATAAATGACACGATCTGCAATGACCTGCGCCCTTGGCGACACAAGCTTCTGGCGCTTGGCAGTTCGGCCGCGTCTCCGCTGCTGTATTCGAGGGGTAGCGCATCAGGCGGCGCTCGCTTGACGGCGCTCAGCCGCCAGTTCGGCCATTCGCTCAAGCGTGATGTCACCACGATTGGACTTTTCCGCCGCAGCAACGATGGCGGTGAACCATGCGGAAGAAATCGAGTCACGAGCCTTGGCGCGCTTTGCGGCGTTGGGCGTCATGCCGATCGCGTGTGCGAAAGCGGCCGGGCCGCCAAGCGCGTCGATGATGTCTGAGAAGTTTCTGACCATGGGAGAAACTGGTACGATATGTACCCAACTGAGTCAACACCAATCGTACCCAATTCGTGGGGTACGAATCGTGATTATGAACGACGCACCCCCAGACCTATCGACGATTGCCGGCCGCTTAAGGTTCGCGCGAGAGTCCTACGTATGCCCGGATGGATCTTCGCTAAAATCCCCGCGCAAGGCCGCCAAATTTTTCGGTTGGAACGAAAGTACATATAAAAGCCACGAAAATGGGATTCGGCAGTCGGACCAACTAAAGCGCTCAACGGCGGAAAAGTATGCGAGAGCGTTCGGAATTAACATTGAATGGCTTGTAGTCGGCCGCGGTGCGCCGTTTGCTCGTCGAAATGATCCGCAATCTCGTACGCCGCTCACGCCACCACCGTTGCGCTCCCGCAGCATCCTGTAAGGTAACCAAATACATGATTAGACCAACTCTTATCGCGATTGCTTTTCTATCCATTGCCGCACCCGCGCTAGCGCAAATCACAGATGATCAGCTCGCAACGCTCAAAGTGGGCTCAACAACTCTGGCCGATGTCGAGGCGAAATTTGGCCACCCGATGACGGTTGAGAAATCGTCAGACGGGAGCGAGACGCTGACCTATACGACCACAAAAACGCATATCAAGGGCGCCAGCTTCGTGCCGATCATGGGTCTTTTCGCAGGCGGCTCAAAAGCGGATGTGACGACCGACCGTTTTGATTTCGACAAAGACGGCGTCTTGACCAAAGTATGGTCGAGTCAGACCAAGGTCGATTGCAGCATGATGGCGAACTGCCAAGGGCGATAATGAAGATTTACAGACGCCTGATAGATCAAGATTTTAACTGCCCAGTCGTAAAAATGATGGTGAATTTTTCTGTGTGGTTGACCGAGCATATCGGGGATTTTCCGTCATCTACGTCATTTAACGATTGCACCGGAAAGACATCTTGCGGTGTCGTTATGGTGGGCGCACACGGCGAAGAGTGGATATCTGACAGGTGTCCATTAAAGCACACCATGAACTGATTGGTTTTCTCCTTTTCCATTATCTTTCGCAAGTCAATTGAGTGAATCGGCCAATACATATCGCCGAACGCGCTTGCGCCCTTAAAAAATATCGTCAGAAAGCCGTCCCGTTCGGCAATCCCTACGGCGGCCTCATTGGCGCTCGCCATCTGAGCAGCCGTCTCGTTTTCGTCCACATCCATGGTTCAGACCCCTCGCCGCAAAGGCGCGGCTGAAGGAGTGTAGCAGAAAATCGAAAAAATTGGGTACGTTTTGTGTTTGACATAACTGGGTACATATCGTACCTATTCCCTACCAACGCAGGGACAAGCCAATGCCCACCACCGACGCCCAAACCGATTTCTGGTTCGCCCACCTCAAGGCCGGGCAAGCGGAAATTCTGCGCCAGTACGACGTCAAGGCTCGCCTGGGCTTCCGCTACAGCGGTATGGTTTCGAAGCGCCCTGTTGAACTGTCCGACGACGAATTGAGGGCCAAAGCCTCACAGATCGTGGCCGACCAGGCCGCTTTCGCGGTCTCCCCCAAGGGTCGCTTCTTCGCCGCCTTGGACGCGGTCAACACGACCGACATGTTCGTGATCGCCCAGCTCGAGGGACTGCGGTCCGCCGCCTCTCGCGACTGGAATGCGAACGCCGAACAGTGCTGGCGCGGCCTAGCTGACATCGTCGGCGCCGCTCAGGCGGAGGCTGCGTGATGGGATTAGACGTCACCTTCTACCTGTCTTGCGAACCCACTGACTCTGTCGAGGTATTCGACCTTGGCTCTGGTTCGGAGCGTGGTCGTGCGGTCATCCACATCAAGTCCGCTGAAGGTGAAATCACCATCTTCGCGAACCCCGAGCACGCCATCCAGATTGGCGAGTTCTGCGTGAAGCGCGGTCAAGAGTTGATCGCGGCCCGCGAGGCGAAGGCTGAGCCAAAGTTCTTCTGCGAAGCCGTCCGGGGTGCAGCGTGAACCGCCCCGACGAAACCCTTGCTCGGTTGTTCGCCGAGATGGGCGCCGCCGACCTCAAGCTTTGCGCGGCCACAGAAGCGCTGCGCCTGCAGGATGGCCTGCTGAACCCGGCCCTGACGCCGATCTTCGATCGGTTGAGCCGGAAAGCGACGCGCCAAATCGGCGACCACAGTTTTAACGGGGTCGCATGATGCCGCTGATCTTCATCCATCGCTACTGCCGCGCCGACGCCCAGGCCAATCCCGACGTCCTTTGGGTGTTCGGCGATAACGAGGCCCGCGTCGGCTACGGCGGCCAAGCCCGCGAGATGCGAGACGAACCCAATGCGGTTGGCATCGCAACACTCGCGGCTCCGAGCCGATATTGGTCCGACGATGACCTCGCCCACAACTGCGCAGTGATCGACGAGGATATGAAACCCTTGTTCTTGGCGCTCCAGTTTGACCGCATCGTCGTCTTTCCGATGGATAGCGTCGGAACCGGCTTCGCGAATCTTGAGCGCGCTGCGCCACAGACGTTCGCCTACCTCACCCAGAGAGTCAACCGCCTCAAACAACAGGGGAAAGTCTAATGGCGCGAGCCAAGAAATCAGCCGCGGCCGCGCCGGAATCGGAAGCGCCACCCGAGATCAACTGGGCCTATGGCATTCGCACATGGGCTTCTGACGGTAAGTCTTATGGAGATTTCCAGTGGGACTTAACCCCGGAAGCGCGGACGACAGCGCCCGATTGGTCGCCCCGCCCAGAATGCGGCCAAGGGCTGCATTGCAACCCCTACGGCATGGGCGATTGGTCGCTTTTGGGCAACCTCAACGACGTCGCCGCCGGCAATCTTGTGCTCGGCATTGTCCGATACGATGCGGCCCTTGCGGTTGATCTAAATGGCAAGATCAAAGCCCCATGGATGGAAGTGGTGATTACCACGCGCACCGCGGGAATGGGTTCGGTTCTAGGCTATCTCGCCAAGCCTCGTCATGATCTGGTTTTCTCCAGCGCCAAGGCGACAGACGAGGCGGCGGCGACCACGGGCTATGGCTCGGCGGCGGCGACCACGGGCAAACACAGCATCGCTGCCGCCCTTGGCCCCAATGGCACGGCGAAAGCAGGCATAGACGGCGCCATCATGCTCGCTGCCTACGGCGAGTGGGATGGAGCCGCCTATCCTCTTATAGCCGTCTTCGCCGGCATGGTCGGACAGACCTATGGCGACTTCACGATAGAGCCTGGCGTCGCCTACGCGCTCAATATTGATGGCTCTTTGCGGGTAGCGTCATGACCTCCCGCTATCACCCATCCACATGTGGTCGTTGGATCATAGAGGTAATCCCCGACGATCCGCATAGCGAGGCGCGCATTCTATCCCTTGAGGACGCGAGCAATCGGCTGGCGATGCACAAGCGCCTGCAGATGGATTTCCTACAGTCAGACGCGATGGCGACGCGGATGCTCCAGCGGCCACACGCCAACGCCGCAGCAGAGTTGATCTAGGCGATGCGGCGGGTCGAAACCCTTCGACATGGGAGGGCGGCATGACGGAAGCCGACCTAGACCCGTTGGGAAAGCTCGCCGTGCGCGAGGTGCGCCCCGCCTACATCCGCCGCTTGGGCGACCCGAAACCCTGGCTTGAAACCTTTCGCCTAGGCGCGGAACTCGCTGGCGCCGGCGTTCTGGGTTGGGCCATTCTTCATAGCATAGGACTGATGTGATGAACGCGCGCGCAAAACCGCAAGTATTTCTTGATCCTATCAAGGAAGCTGAAGCCGCCAAAGCTCTTCGTGAAGGCGTGATCGCCTTGGCTGGAGATGATGAAGACTTCCTAGCCGATATGGTGGAGGGCGAAACCAACCTGTTTGAGGCAATCGACGGTTTGCTGATCGGCATAGCAAACGACACAGCCATGATAATGGGGCTCAATTCGGTCATGTCCAATATGGACGCCCGCAAGGACCGATTTGAGGCGCGGATTGAACAGCGGCGGGCGCTGATTGAACAAGCGATGTCTATCGCTGAAATCCCCAAAGTCGAGCGCGCCATCGCGACGGTTTCCCTGGGCCTTCGGGCGCCAAAAGTCATCATCACTGATGAGGCGCTCATCCCTGCGGATTATTGGAAACCGGCAGACCCTACGCTCGACAAAAAGGCGTTGGGCGACGCGCTCAAGGCCCGCGCCAAGGCCATCGAGGCGCTTCCGCAGGATAGGGACGCCCGCGACGCGGCCATAGCCGCCCTGCCTCCTGAAATCCCCGGCGCGACCCTATCCAACGCCGCACCTTCCCTCACAATCCGGAGCAAGTGACCATGAACGCTCTTGTCGCCCTGAACGCATCAGCGACGGTCTATTCCCCGGCGCAACTCAAGCTGATCAAGGACACCGTCGCCAAGGATTGCAATAATGACGAGTTCAACCTGTTCGTCACAGTCGCACGAAACGCCGGCTTAGATCCGTTTCGAAAGCAGATCAGCGCTATCGTTTTTAACAAGGACGATCCGAAAAAGCGGCGCATGTCGATCATCACGACAATTGACGGTCTGCGCACGATCGCCGCGCGAAGCCGTCGCTATCGGCCGGACGAAGAAGAGGCTATGATCGAATATGACCCTTCGCTCAAAGGGCCGCTAAATCCGCTCGGCATCGTAAAGGCCGTCGTCAAAATCTACATCGCAGATACGCAGCGCGACGGCGGTTGGAAGCCTGTAAGCGGCGTCGCCTATTGGGACGAATTCGCGCCTATTCGAGACGAATGGGCTTGGAACGACGAAAAAGGCAAGCGCCTGCCGACCGGTAATTCGCAGCTTGACGGCAACTGGCCAAAAATGGGCCGGATCATGATCTGCAAATGCGCCGAAGCTCAGGCTCTACGCAAGGCCTTCCCTGAGGATACTTCAGGCCTTTACGAGGCCGCTGAATTGGATCGCGCCGCCCTTGTGGACGTCACGCCCAGCGACGCCATCGAAAACCTTCAAACCCAAGAGCGCCTCGCCCGCGTCAACGGGGGCGGCATCCTGTTTCAATTCGATCCGCACGAGCCTATCGAATCCGTGCAACTCGGCAAGGTGGCCGACCGGATATCGGAGTTTCTGCGCGACGTTTCTGGAGCCGCCAAACTGACCTGGTTCGAAAGCGTCAACGCCCAGCCGCTTAAGGAGTTCTGGGCGCGCTCTAAGGGCGAAGCGCTGGAGATCAAAAGGGAAATCGACAAGGCCCGCGCGCGCCTCGCCGCCGCCGATCAGCAATTCATGGCTGAGAACGCCGCGTGATGCCTTTCACACCCATCCATAGCAGCCAGGACGGCGGCGGGGCTAAGAACCCCGTCGCTGGTGGCTCCGCGGCCCTGGCGCCCGTTCCAATGCGTTGGACGGGCGACGCCATGGTTCCGCTCAAAAGCTACCAGCGAAAGGCCGACGCCCAATACGTCATCGGCGAAGTCTACACCCTGGTTGAGGAGAAGCAGCGTTCACAGGCGACCCACAACCATGAATTCGCATGGCTACGCGAGGCCTGGCAGAATCTGCCCGAACACCTCACAGACCAATTCCCCTCACCGGAACACCTTCGCAAGCGGGCGCTGATCGACGCCGGCTATTACGACGAAGCCATCATTGATGCGGGCACAAAAGCCGCCGCGCTGCGGGTGGCCGCCTTCGCACGATCAAAAGACCAATTCGCCGCCATCGTGGTCCGCGGGCCGATCGTGGTGGTGCGGGAGGCCAAGTCGCAAAACCGGCGGTCTATGGACGCCAAAGAGTTTGCCGCCTCCAAGCGAGCCGTCCTTGAGACTGTCGCGGCGATGATCGGTGTGGCCCCGGCTGCGCTCCAGCGAGCGGAGGCCGCATGAACACCCAGGCCTGCGCTTGCTGCGGTGAGACCGACTTCTCGCCAAACACAGAACTGTTCGAACTCTACGACCACATCGTCTGTCCAGACTGCGCTTCTGGCGTCTTTGAGAATCAAGATGACGAGTGTGAGTTCTCTGATGATATGGGGGCCGCGTGATGTGCGATTGCATCTTAACTGTTAACGTTCAGCTTTCCGAGCATAACGGAATGCTCGTGACGACACTATTCGGCGAGCCGAAGTGCGTCATTCACACGATGAAAGTGGATGATAAGAAGCGCGGAAAGCCTCCCTCAATGCTCGCGTCGTTCTGCCCGTTTTGTGGAGAACGATATGGCGCGGCCAAGACGGCGGAGGCTGCGTGATGGGCTCATGGTCAGACCAAGCCTGGTGCGTGATCGAAAAGGTTCACGCCAGCCTTCCTGAATCCGCCACGCTAGACGAGCGCAAGGCCGTGATCGATGCTGCCTATCCCTTCGGCGAGCGCGCTCATCATCCTTACAAGGTGTGGGTCGCCGCTCGTAAAGCCTATCTGTGCCTGTATGGCTATGTGCCCCGACAGGCGCGTCATGAGTCCCCGCTTGAGCGGATGATCCGGAGGGCTGGAGCATGACGACCGGTCTAATCGACTTTGTGTTTGACGACGGCGAAGAAGGCCTTGTTGAGTACAAGGTTACGTCGTGGGGGCGCGGCCCAACGATGGCGTCTTGGAACTACCCAGGCGACCCCGGTGATCCGGTGGAGTTTGATCTGGTGGCCGCATTTGGCGCAGACGGCGTGACCAAGCGCCAAATGTCCGAGGCTGAGTGCGAAAGGGCTGAAAAGTATATCAACGATAATCCACCCCATCCAGATGATGGGTATGATTATGACTGACGCGCCTCAAAACACTATTGAAATCGACGACGACTATTTCGACCACGACTCCGCCGACGATTGGTGCGACGACTGTCAGAACATGGGAACTGTCAACTGCTATTGCGGCGGTGATCTCTGCATCTGTGAGAATTACGGCGAGATGCCGTGTCCTGCATGTGGGGGTTTGTGATGGGCCTGCTCACAGCCGAAGACCGCGCCCTGGTGGAGCGCGCCCGTCAAATCAAAGCTCGCCAGCGCAAGGAAGCGAAGAAAGCGCGCCCCCGCCAAGTCAGGCCAGAGCGGTCTGACAAGGCCGAAGGGGCGTTGCGGGAGCGCCGGCCGCGCGTGCGGGACAACGCATACCTCGCCTGGATCAGGCGCCTTCCCTGCCTAGCCACGGCTCGCAGCCTTTGTTTGATGGTCTACGGATGCGACGCCGCTCATATCCGAACAGGCTATCCCGAGGCCGGTTGGAGTTACACCGGAAAGGCCCAGAAGCCAGACGACGTTCGCGCCGCGCCCCTTACCAGGGCGAGCCATACAATTCAGCACTCAATGTCTGAAGCCAAGTTCTGGACCGATCTCAACCTCTATCCCCCTGCCGTCTGTGAGCGCCTGAGGGCTGCTTATGAAGCGGGCGAGGATGGCGCAGTGGTGATCGCTGAAATTTCAAAATGGGAGACGGATCGTGGATAATTCGGAAGTTATGGCTGAAGAAAAGGCCAAGCGCCACATGCTGTATTTGCTCGCCAGTCGGCAGGGTGACGCCCTGCGGTCGGCGGGCTACAGCGCCAGCGCCTTGCGGTCGGCGGGCTACAGCGCCAGCGCCTTGCGGTCGGCGGGCTACAGCGCCATCGACGTGCTGTCGGCGGGCTACAGCGCCAGCGACGTGCGGTCGGCGGGCTACAGCGCCAGCGACGTGCTGTCGGCGGGCTACAGCGCCAGCGACGTGCTGTCGGCGGGCTACAGCGCCAGCGCCTTGCGGTC